TAAAATATAAAAATATAAAATATAAAATATAAAATATAATAATAAAAAAATATAAAATAATAAAAATATAAAATAATAAAATAATATAATATTAATCCATTATTATGGGATATTATTATGTTAATCCATTAGGCGATATTAAAGATATAAGTTATAATAATTTACAGAAAATTAAAGGAAATAGCTTAACAAGAACAGCACAATTAGAAGACAGCGAACTAAAATATAAAAGTCAAAACATGCAGTTTATAATATGGTCAATTTTTACAGCACTATTTTTATTAATAGTAATTGTATATTTAAGAAAGATTAGAAGAATATAAATTTTTAAATAAAAAAATATAATATAATATAGTTTTATATTATATTGTAATAATTAATAAATGGCAGAAGATAATGAAATGATAAATTTTAGTAATATCACAAAAGTCGCAGTTTATCAAGTATCACAAATTACAAATAAAGAGCAACAGAGCAATCAATATTTTGAGCTAATTCAAAGTTATCGTGCACTGATAAATAAGTTTCCTGAACCAAAAAAAACAAATGCTACAAAAGTCGTTGATCCAATATTTGCACCTATAGAAGATAGATTAACAAATGAATTTAATGATAACCTATTAGCAGGTCTTAAACATATTACAACTATTACGGATAATAATGCTAAAACACAATTCAAAAGACAATTTATAATTAATGTAAATAATTCATTAGCATTAATACATGAACCATTGAAAGGTAAATTTCGAGAAAAATTTAATGCAGTACTTGAAGAAGATACGCAGCAAGAGAATGCTAATGAAATGAACACTTTTACTACTAACACACAAAATGCAGTTGATCAAATATCACGAATTACAAATAAAGAGCAACAGAGCAATCAATATTTTCAGCTAATTCAAAGTTTTCGTGCAGAGATAATAAAATTTCCTGAACCAAAAAAAACAAATGCTACAAAAGTCGTTGATCCAATATTTGCACCTATAGAAGATAGATTAACAAGCGAATTTAATGATAACCTATTAGCAGGTCTTAAACATATAACAACTATTAAAGATAATAATGCTAAAACACAATTCAAAAAACAATTTATAAGTAATATAAATAATGCATTAGCAATAATACATGAACCATTGAAAGGTAAATTTCGAGAAAAATTTAATGCAGTACTTGAAGAAGATAAGATACAAGATAATGCTAATGAAGTAGCGGCATTTAGGAAGTATCTAATAGATGCATTGGATAATATAGCAATGATTAAAAATAAAGATGAACAAATCAATAAATTTTTTGAGCTATCAAAAAATTTGCGTACACAAATAGAAGTTCTACCTGAACCAAATAAAACTAAAGCTAATAATATTGCCGATGAATTACTTACACCCGGAGAAGATTACCTTGTTCAAACAATTAAAGACAACATATTAGCAGCTCTTGATAAAATTGAAGCTATGAAAGATCAGAATACTAAAGAAAAAGTCAGAGCACAATTTATAATTGATATAACCAAATCAATAGGACTGATGCATGAACCATTAAAATCTAAAGCAAAAATAATGCTTGATCAAATTCTTAGTGGAGAAGATAATGAAATAGAGGCGTTTAAGCAGGCACTGCCAGCAGCAGTTGCTGAGATAGAAAAGATTACAGATAAAGATGAGCGGCACAATAAATATTTTGAGTTAACCGAAAATGTGCGTAAGGCTATAGCAGGTTTACGCGAACCAAAAAAAACTAAAGCTACTAATATAGCTAATCCAATACTCGCACCTGTTGAGGATAAACTTGTTTTAACATTAAAAGATGTTGTATTAGAACAACTTAAAATATTAGAAGATATACAAGACGATAATGTAAAAAATCAATCAAGATCAGAGTTTATAAATCAAATGAGCAATGCTATATCGAGAGTACATGAACCATTAAAATCTAAATTACAAACAACGTTTGAAGCAATAATTAAAGATAATAATAAAAATCAAGCATCAAAGCTAGCAGGATCATTTGCCAAAGCAATGCAAGCGGAATATGATAAATTTATGCAAGCAATTGGACTAAAAACAAATGAAATTGATGCTTCCTCAAAATATATTAATGATTCGCAAAGCACAATTAAAAGTCTAGTTTCTCAAGCAACTTCATCAACAGATACTATAAATAATAAGGTAACTGAAATAACTACTAGTGTTACTCAATCTAATTCATTATTAGATACATTACGTTCATATATAACAACTGTAAGCGATAATGTTACTAAATCAACACAGTCTTTAGCAGAAGCAAGTAATGCAACAGAAGAGGCAAAAATATACAGAAATGAGGCAGAAAGATACAGAGACGAGGCAATGCAATTTAAAGATTTAACAAATCAAGAATTAGAAATAGCAAGAGGCATAAATATTGATATATCAAATGAATTAGTTCAAGCAAAAAATCTTATGGATGGCACTGCAAAAGCATTACGAGGAGCAAATAGCACAGCAGGTTCTGAAAATATAATACAGGTTATCCGACCGAAAGAAGCCACGAAAACAAGTACATCAACTACATCAACAACAGGATCACAAGGTTTTGCAAATATTAATGAAGGATTTGAGGATTATACTAGTTATACTCCAGAAGAGCTAAGACGATATGCATTAGTTCAGTCATATGTAGAGAGGGAGAATACATCACGAACACGCATGCTTCAAGCGTCCGAATTATTAGCACAAAAAGAGAGTGTTGCCAACAATATTGTTATGGATTATATGTATGCAAATGAAAAAGGGACAACAGTTAGTACAATTATGGATAGAATAAGCCAACTTAATAATGATAAAAAGAGAAAACTTGAAATAAATACATATTATAATAAAGCACGCGAGCAATACATTAGAATATTAATGGTTATAGTTATTGCTTGTATAATAATTGTCCCACTTGTTATAGCAAATAAGAATAATAGTATCAGTCATTTAACGTTTATGATTTTAACAGTTACAATCATATTTTTTACAATAATTTTTATATTTTACAATTTTGCTGATATATATTCGAGAGATGATATTGATTTTGATAAAATTAACATACCATATGATAGAACAGCTACAATATTAGAAAAAGACGGATCACTAATTAGGAAGAAAAATCCGTTAACATCATTAACATTAACATGTATAGGACAAGACTGTTGTGACGGGTCAATGGTATATGATTATGCAAGAAATAAATGTATAGCAACCGAAAATTTTGGAAATATGTTTGAAAAATTTAATGCTATAAATAACACATCATCAATGGTATATCCAAATGAGGGTTTTATGAATAATAGTAACTTCAAGAATAACATGATACAAACGTCATTCGGTTGCAGTAGTATTGATAAATTTATGACCGACGAATGCAGGAGACCAGTGGAGGCAGTGTTATAATATTTAATATATTTACTATATTTAATATATTTATAACATCTACAATAAACAATATTTAATATATTTAATATATTTATAACATCTACAATAAACAATATTAAATATATTTAATATATTTATAACATCTACAATAAATAATATTTAATATAAATATATTATATAATATAATAATTATATAATATGGGAAATAAATCTTCTAAACCCGAACCATGCTTTGACGCAGCAGTATGTGAGCCATGGGTTGAATATGTAGCATATGAATGTGAACAAGCAGGAAATAAACTTGTAGATAAAAGTATTATGGCGGGTCTTAATGGTTTAGTAGGTAGTGATAAAGCCAAAGAAATGCTGAAAATATGGACAGATGTAAATAATAGGTTAAACGGAACGAGCAATTACAAATGGGACACTACACAACCAGATACAATATTAGTAAATGAAACAGGTTTTTCAGATGGCTTTACTAATTACGAAGGATTTCAAGAAGGAGCAGAAAATAAGGACAAATGTGTAGAAGATGATTGTGCAATTGCAGCATATAAAATGATTGCAGACTGTAAAAAAATAGATCCAGCAATTCCAAACGAAATATCAAATATAATTAATAATGGCAAGCCTTTGTTATCATCTAATATGAGGAATGCAATAAATCCAGAACCAGTAACTGAAGAGGTTCCTAAATGGGTAAGTCGTTCTTTTCCAAATTTATCAGGACAAATGTATAGAGCACCGGCTCCAAAAGCAGCACCGGCTCCAAAAGCAGCACCATCAGCACCATCAGCACCATCAGCACCATCACCACCATCAGCACCATCACCACCATCACCACCATCACCACCATCAGCACCATCAGCACCGGTTCCAGTAACAACTCAAAATTTAAATTCATCATCAAATCCAATAAATGGTTCAAGTGTAAGTTCAAGTTCAAGTTCAAGTCCAAGCCCAAGCATATTAGGATTTACAAATAAAGAAGGTTTTGAAAATGAAAATATTGGAGTATACAACTTTATAAAAGTAGCAATACAAGATCGCCACGACAGATTTAAAGATACAGCAAGTTTTGCAGCAGATTGCAGGAACAATTCATTTTATACAATGAAAAAATTTATAGGTGAGGAAAAAGCAATGTTAGATAAATTGCATAAATATTATACTTCTTTTGTTAGTAGTTACGAGACATTATATTTAAATAAAGAAACAGTATCTAGAACAATAAATAGCAAATTAGACGAATTAGAAAAAATACAAAGTAAAATAGATAGTTATAAAACGAATTTGCATGTTGACAATCGAAAAAATAACTATCAAAATGACAATTACATATATTATAGTAGTCTAAAATTTTACATGTTAATCATATATTATAGTTTATTTATTTTATATTTAATATTTTCAGAATTCATTAGCGAAAAACAATATAACAATAAAAAAGTAGTACTAATATTAGTGCTATATTTAATAATTCCAATAGTATTAACTTATTCTGTAAACATAGCATATGAAGGATACATATTTTTTTTAGAATATTATAATATAAAAGAAGATACAAAAAGCTATGTTGATATTGTAAAAGGAAAATAAAAAACAATAAAAAAAAAACAATAAACAATTAATCACTATCATAATCACTATCATAATCACTATCATAATCACTATCATAATCACAATTCTTCAACATCACTAGCATCATCATAATTCATTTCAACATTGTACCACTTGCCTCTAGTACACTTTCCATATTGTTTATTCATATATTCTGTAATTTCTTTTCCATTTGGAATATTATCTCGTCCATACTGCATAATATACCATTTTTTGAATTCTTCCAATAATTCAGTTTTCTTAATAAGTCCATCACGTTTCCTGAAAATTTTATCTTTAGCAAACTCGGTTAAATAATCTTGTGCTTCGCGATAATTATCACTAACACTAGTAACAATCTTAGCATCTTGAACATTACCTTGTGTTTGGTATGCAATATTAACCAACATAGAAGTCAATACCGGCGCCCACAAAGTGAATTTTTCATCGATCTTCTTATCGATCAAATATTGATATGGGAAATTAGATTTAGGAAATTTGTCTTCGTTTTGGTAAGGCGCATCAGTAAATTTAGACATAAAATCACAAATACGAATTCGCCTCCACGTACCATCATCGTTTGTATTAATATCAAACAATACATTTGTGCATACAACAAGTTTAAATTGCGGAATAAATGTTATAGTATCTTTAAAAAGCGCACGACCTTGAATAGGGTCACCACCAGTAATTTCTTTCATAATGCCTTCATTAATCTTATCGCCTTTACTAGGTTCTTGCATAACCGCATAGCGTACTCCCACTAGCGCAACAATTTCGGAAGACGTGGAGCCAATAGAGCAGCGATTTTGCGTGATTAATGTAATAGGAACGGTTGCCTTATAATCGCCCAAACATTTGCTCATTAATTCGACTAACTTAGATTTGCCGTTACACCCGCTACCTGTATAAATATTGAATGTTTGATTGGCATTAGTTCCGATTAATGTAGACGCCAAATGCTCCCACATATAGCGGCGCAATTCTTCGTCTGGAAATAATTCATCCATAAATTTGTTAACTTCTTTAATAATGGAATCATAATTGTTGTTAATGCTTGATTTACATGAGCTAGTTAAAGTTTTATAAGGAATGTAGTCAATATTTGTAGATTTAGAAATATAATCGTCGGGCTTTCCTTTTCTGTGTATTTTGTTTGCAAAGTCAATTACATAATTATTGAAACATAGCAAATAAGGATTGGCATCTAATTTATTCATAAATTCTTTATCATAAAATAGTTCTTTTGCTTCTCTCATGATGTTATTTTTCCAGCTTGTGGTTTTGAGTAAAATGCAAATGTCGCCTAACTTATGAGAGCGTATTTTCAAGTTTTCGGTATTTTCATCATTATTCTCTTTTTTAGTAATAAGTTCAATGAGCTCATGCGATTTAGCGCAATATATGTCATGCATTTTTTTAGATATTAATAGTCGGAGGGTGCTTCCCGAATCAATTTCGTCCCATTTATGATTTTTGTATTCGTACCATTGATTATTTTTAATGCTTACGCATATGAATTGGTCTTTAAATAGCTGATATAAAACAACGGCCAAGTCAAATTCCGTGACTTTATCTTTTAAAATCATGGTTTGCAGTGTTTGATCAATATAATAAGAAATGGTTTCGCTGCGGATTTTCGTGTATTCGGCAAGGTTATCTGTTTTTGCCCAAAACATAATAGAGCGATTTGTTAGTCCATCATTATTTTTGGCATCAAACTTTTTCCAATTATCGTAAAAGCGGGCTACATCGGAGAAACTAAATGAAGGCGATAATGAGCTCAATTTAATCCAAGTTAAGAATAGTTTTTCATGTGTATTCTTAAGAGCCCAGCCTACACGTATCCATTTATTGTAACCGCCGCTATTATAATAGCTTTCGGGTAGGATCATAGTAAACTGATGTGTTTCTTTTACCTCATATTCGGTACACGCAATTTCTTCAATAAAACATTCAATAAGATTGTCTAGCGTAGCGCTATTATCAATCTTTGAAAAATCATACATGTCAAGATTGATCTTAGAACTAACAACATTTACCTTTGCTTTATGCTCGCGATTATGCAGTTCTTTTTTTTCAGTTTCTATTTTAGAAAGAATAGTATCATTATTTTTTAATTCAAAAGATTGATGATTATTGTAGCGCGCACTCATTAGTGGCAGATGTTCTTTAATGCTAATTTTTGAAATGTTGAATTCTTTGAAATTCCATATTTCTTCATCATTGTCGTAAGTTAATTCAAAATAATAAGTCAAGCTATACGCTTTATGCTGTGGTTTTCGAGAGCCATAAACTTGCCAATTGACGAAACCTTTTGTTATTCCTTCGTCAAATACGTCTTCATATTTATTTGTAATAGGAATATTGTCCCATATGCCTTTAATTTCGCCAATTACCATTTTGCGTAAAACACATTGGACGGCCTTGTGTGTTTTAATACAAAATACAATATGAATACCGTCCTTTGTTTTGTCTTCAGTAACATTTACGTCGGGTTTTTCATATATATACACACTAATTTTGGAATTATTAGGAATGTCATAAATCAGATTTAATTTATTAGCATATAATGCAACCAAATCAATAATATGGTCTTTATTGTGTTGCCTCTCAGTGACCGATTTGTCATAACGCAAATCAACATCAACAAGCAAAGGCCCGTCTTCTATTAGCTGCTTTTCGGTCAAATATTCGCGCGACTTTTCTTCGAAAACATGGGTATAATATTTACTCCAAAACTCGGATAAATTTGTGATGTTATAACTTCCGCCAAAAATATTTAATTCTTTGCTGCCTATTTTTGTGTGACTAATGACACCTTTATCGGCTTTAACCGATTTTAAATATTCATCCCATTTAGATGAATTAGAGTTGCTTTGTGTTATATTATTAGTCATTACAATTATTTAATAATTATATATATTAATATATTTTTATTTCAATTTTATAATATTTAAAAAATGTAAAATTTGAAAAATGTAAAATTTGAAAAATGTAAAATTTGAAAAATGTAATAAAAAATAATATATTAAAAATAATATAATAAATATATTATGAATTATGAGTATAAATAATGCCACAATAAAAAGAATAGCCAAGGATGTTAAATATATAATGGCCAATGGTTCTTCTTTAAGTTCGGAAAATATATATTATAAACACGATGAAGAAAATATAATGAAAGGTTATGCGCTAATAATAGGTCAACGCGACACTCCATATGGCTACGGGTATTATTTTTTTGAATTTAATTTTCCGTATAATTATCCATTTGCGCCGCCTGAGGTTCGTTATTTGACAAATGACGGGTGTATGCGTTTTAATCCGAATTTATATATTAATGGAAAAGTGTGTTTATCGGTATTGAATACGTGGGCGGGCGAAAGTTGGACGGCGTGCCAAACAATATATTCAATATTGTTTACGCTGTCGACGGTATTGTGTGCAAATCCATTATTAAATGAGCCCGGAATTAGAGAAGACCATAATGATGTGCATAAATATAATTATTTGGTTACTTATAAGAATGTTGAATTTGCAATATGCAAGGTACTTAGGTTGGTGTGTTTTGATGAAGACAAATCATTTAATAAGGGCGATGTTATGATTATGAAATTATTTAAAGCAATTTTAAGTGAAACATTTACAAACAATAAGGAAAAGATCGTGGAGTTTATTAATGCTAATAGGGTAAAATATCATGATTTAATTAATGTATCATATAATGTAAATAGTGTTAGTACTAGCGTTAGTACTAGCGTTAGCGAAGCAAATAGTACTAGCGTTAGCGAAGCAAATAGTACTAGCGTTAGCGAAGCAAATACTAGAAGACACACACGAAGAACAAATTTGCATATATCTGTATACAATTTAAAATACGATTTAGACTATGATATATTGAAGAAGTTAGTATATGAATTAAATATAGCATAAATAGCATAAATAGCATAAAAAGTATTAAAAAAGTATTATAATGTAAAATTGAGTAATTATTTAAATAATTAACTATAGTAATATATAATATAAGTAACTATGGATTTTTGTTCTAATTGCAACAATATGTATTATATTAAGTTAGAAAACCAGGATTGTGATAAGATTGTTTATTATTGTAGGAATTGCGGAAATACAGACGACAAGTTAGTAAATGTAAATAAATGTATTTTAAAGGAAAATATTAATGTATCTGAAGATAAATTTAATATTCATATTAATAAATATACAAAATTAGATATTACACTACCACGAATTAATTATATTAAGTGTCCAAATGAAACATGCGAAACAAATGCCCAAGGCTATGATGCCAAAAAGAAGGAAATTATTTTTATTAGATATGATGATACTCGAATGAAATATTTATATTTATGTAGTCATTGTGATTGCATCTGGAAAACAACATAAACATATAAGACTATAAAAACTTTATTTTATGCTTATTTTTATTTGTTATTTTTATTTTTTATTGAATAAATAAAAAAAACAAAAATAACAATAATTAAATATTATAAAGAATTGATATAAATTTATAATATTAAAATAATAGTATATTAGTATATTAATTATGGATGATACTAATCGCGACGAGCAAGATATTGAAGAAGTCGAAGAACCAGAAAACACAGATGATGAATTAGATAATGACGCGTCTAGTGAAAACGAAGATAAGCAAAGTAATGTAGATATTGAAACAGACGATGAAGCAATTGAGAGCGAAGATGAAGAATTAGACGAAGAAAAGTTGTACGATTCGGATGATGTGTCGGAGAAAATCAATGTTTTTGATAATGCAAAAACGAATTACGTAAAATACGATTATGAGTTGGAAGACGTGGGCGATAGTGCTAGTTATAAATTAAATGAAAATTTTAAGAAAAACCATATATTAAATTACCACAATGAGTGCTTACATAAAAATTTTAATGAAATAAAAGAGATGTGTAAGGTTACACGTGATAAAGATGGAATTATTGTAGATGAAATGCATAAAACAATACCGCTATTAACAAAGTATGAAAAAACTAAGATTTTGGGCATGCGCGTAAAGCAGTTAAATAATGGGGCACAACCATATATAGCAACTAATGAGAAAACAATTGATAATTATTTAATAGCATTACTGGAATTAGAGCAAAAAAAAATTCCTTTTATTATTCAACGACCATTACCAAATAACAATTTTGAATATTGGAAACTACACGATTTAGACATACTATAAGTTTTGTAAAAACGCATAAACGTATTAACGTTTAAATCTATTTCCGCAATCTAAGCATGTAACAAAGGTTGTCATAGGCTCATCTGCGCTTCGTGTTTGTAATTGATAATATGTGCATTTTTTTGATTTACATTTTCCGCAAATAAAATCATCCGTAGATGCTTCTATTTTTGGTGTAAACTTATTTTCATCTTTAATGCGTTTTTCTTCAATTAATGTATTCCATAGATCCGGACGCACTTCTTGATGGTTCATGAAAGCAAGCTCATGAGCTTTAAATGATTTACATAATAGTTTATCAACTATTTCTTTATTTTTCAGACTTAATAATACGCAACGCAATTTTTGAATGTATAAAATGACAAACGCTTCATTAGACCACTTCTTAATAAGTTTTTTTTCTTCACTAGCTGATAATGAATAATTATAAATACCTTTTTCCAAATTGGTGCTTATTTTTTCATTATTAAGTATAATATTAATTTTAGCAATCACGCATTGTCTAAATTTATCCGGATCATTAATAGATCTTGTATATTTACTCATAATTACAATATTATAAAAATATTATATAATATTATAAATAAAACTTTATATAATTATCAATTTTATAGTTTATAGTTTTAAAAAATATATATATTATAATTTATAGTTTTAAAAATATATATATTATAAAAATATATATTATAAAATTAAATATATATTATAAAATATATTATAAAATATATTATAAAATATATAATAAAATATATATATTATAAAAAAGTATTTAAAAAGAAAAATATAAGTTTTATAACATTTCTTCGTCGGAATAACAATACAATTCATAACTTAACTCAGAATTAACATCATAATCCTCATTTTTATTTGTACTAGGATTGACACCTGATGTGTCATCACTATTATTAGTTTCAATCTGATTTTTAGGATTTTTTGCCTTATTATCAACACTTAAATCATGCATAGGATCATCATTATTGCATGAGCCGGTTTCAATGACATCATTAATACTAAAAAAAGCAGTAAAAAAATTGCCATCTAAACTAATATAATCGCTCGCATTTTTCAGTAAAAAAATACACTTATTATTGCTATTTACATTAATAGAATGTTTTGAGAAAACAGTATGTTGATTAAAAACTTTACATACATTATCAGTTTTAGACCATAATTCGAGAGATCTAATGTCGTCCACTTTCCAAGTATATAATTTATTAAAATTATTAGACGATTTATAACCACACTTTTTAAAAATGTTTTCTTCGTCTACATTTTTAATTTTGACCAGTTTAAAGGAGCCATTTTTAAATGTAATACAAGATATCATAGCGTTAAGTTATAGTAATTAGATTAATTAATTTATTAAATTATGTTTAAGTATTTATTAAATATATAATGAGTATTTATTAAATATAAATTAAATATAAATTTTTAACTTAATATACAAATACAAAAGCAATGATTTTATATATTATAACATGGACATTTATATATCTTATACTGATTTTTTTATTACATAATTTATACTTATTTTTTCAAGATAACTTAACAACAACAAAAAATAAAGATTATTATAATAATGTATTAATAGAAAACATAAGCAACAATGAAGCAAATGTAGAAACCGCAAGTATAGAAACTACAAGTATAGAAAATACAAATCCAAATGAAATAAGTCCAAATGAAATAACTACCAATTTAAATAATGATTTTAATAATCAAATGAAAAATGAATTAAATGACTTTATAAGTAAAATGTAAAATGTAAAATGTAAAATGTAAATGCTATAAAAACTAATTATTTTTAAAACTGAAAACAAATCATTTAAATATATAATATTTAATATATCATTAACCTATTATAAAATAATAAATGTATAAGCAGAAACATGCATTACATGCATTTAATGATTTTAATTTTATTAGCTCTCGATTTCCGTCACATAATTTAATAGCTAATAATTCAAATTTTAATATAACAAATATAGCACCCGATTTAGAGTATTATGTACTAAAACCAAAAGGCAGACGAGGCTATTTATGGTTTACATATTATAAAAAAGAGATGCTTTGTTTATTAATTTTTATAAATAATAAAAAATTAGACGATGTTAGTAATGAATTTTATAAATATGAAATAGATTATGATAATACATTATGCTATAATAATGTATTATTAATAGGTACTTATTTTTACAAATATAACAATAACAACAAACGCATAAGCTTACAACATTATTACGTAATAGATAGTGTATTAAACTATAACTATTATAATAACGTGTTAACAACAAATCATAACAATGATTTATTTATAGTAAAAATAAATTTATGTAAAAAGGTTGTTGCATTTGTTAATAATGCGACGTTTAATATTAATTTAGGAATAATTTTAAATAATTATAGTGACATATTCAAAATTATATACAAGTTAAATTATGAAATTTATTGCATATCTTGCTATAATAGCAATAAGTATTTAGGGAATTTTATAGTAAATGTTCAAATGTCAAAATCAATTAATAAAAATGTAGATAATTATGGCTATAATTTTAAAGTAACAGCTAGTATAACACCTGATATATATAATTTATACATTTTAGAAAATAACAAAGAAATATTTTATGATTATGCATTAATTGATAGTTATAAAACAAGTGTTTTTATGAATGATTTATTTAGGAAAATAAAAGAAAATAAAAATCTGGATCTTTTAGAAGAAAGCGACGACGAAGAAGAATTTGAAAATATAGATTTAGAAAAATACGTTAATTTAGGAAAAAGTTATATTATTGAATGTTTTTATAATAAAAAATTTAAAAAATGGATCCCCAAAAATTTAGCAAAAAATAATATTATAATTGATAAAATTAAAATTAATTTAATTAAAAATAAAAATAAAATCTTTTTATAATATATAAAAAAATGTTGTTTGCGTCAAACGATCTAATTGTTCAGGAAGGTGGTACTAATAATAATAATAATAATTACAATAACAATCAAACCGCTGGTCGCAGAAGAAGAAGAAGAAGAGGCACCAGAAGAAGAAGAAGAACCGTGGCAGTTGGTGGAAGAAGAAGACCTAGAAAGTCGAAGTAATTAATTAATTATTAACTTTTTTAGTGTGTTATAATTTATAATATATTTATAAATTATAAATGAGAGGTGGTTATACTTACAATAAAAGAAGACAAGGATCTAGACGTATGTCAAGACGTGCCTCTAGAGGCAGAGGTGTAACAAGACGTTTAAACCGTCGCTAATAATATTATATATTATTACTATTTAAAGACATAATTAGTAATATAATTAATAAGTTATTTAGGAATAATTTATTCATTTTTTAAAGCATTGGTGCCCGAGCGGTCTAAGGGGTGCGACTCAAGTTCGCATGGCGCAAGCCTCGTGGGTTCGAACCCCACCCAATGTAAACTGTTCTTTTTTTTTATAATTTTATAAAATAAATTATAAAAAAAAACGTATATATTTCATGCTTTCTATCATGCTTTTTTCATGCTTTTTTAATCGCTATTAGGTCTAATACTCGTTTGACGCCTTAGAGGTGGCGGCAGCATAGTTGTGTAATCGCGACTAGGAAGAGGCGGAGTACAAGGTACATATGACTGGCTGCGCTCTACTTGTGTAAATGCAGTTGCCATGCTACTTTTTTGCCTATTTACAACATTTCCAACAGACCTATATGCTGCATTGCACTCATCAGTAGTTTCGCTATAATTGATAGCATGAGTTGGTAGAATTCCGATCTTAGATGCTTCAAAAATAGCGTCTTGATTTGCGCCCAAATAAATCAACTCAATGCTATATGTTTCCTGAGCGCTTTTAATGAGTTTCTTAAGAGACTGCACGTTGTACTTTTTACTACAATTTTCACAGCCATCAGTAGTAATATAAATCAAACATTTATCAAAACTCTGCGGATTATGGAGCTTTTTCTCCATAAAATAGGTGAGCGTAGACCCAATCGCATCATAAAGCGCTGTTTGCCCTCGCGGAACAAATTGGCTTAGCTCAAGGGGGCTAACATCATTAATATTTACAGACTTAGCCAACATGATTTCCTCATGGTCAAACAACTTAATAGATACATTCACAACCTCGTCAGGCTTTAGATCTTGCTTAATAATAGCTAAAGTCGAATTAATACCACCAACAGTGTCTGCTTCCTTGCCCGACATAGATCCAGAGCGATCAATAATGGCAACAACTTCTTGGATAATAGACATATTTATAGGTTGATTGGTTACTAACTAATATACAATAATTTATTTTTAAATCAATTTTTTTTATAGATTATAGATTAGTTTATATCTTTTAAAAATGCAAAAAAAGCAAATAATAATAAAATAATAATAAAATAATAAGCAAATAATAATAAAATAAAAATTGAAAATATATAAGGACTTATTTATAATTTATATATATTAATTATAAATGTCATATAAGGCAAAAGTATCAAATATTGATGAGCAAAATGGCATATTGACTTTTACATTAAGCAATGTAAATGTTAGTTATGCTAATGGATTGCGAAGAATTATGCTATCCGAAATCCCAGTTATAGCAATCGAGAGTTATCCACATGATAAAAATAACGTGACCATTTTTACAAATAAATCGCGATTAAACAACGAATTAATTAAACAACGATTGAGTTGCGTACCTATTCATATTGATGCTTTAGAAGATTTTCCATATAATGACTATGTGTTAGAAATAAATAAGACCAATGACACAAACCTAATTATTTATGTTACAAGCGAAGATTTTCAAATAAAAAATATTAAAACAGGGAAATATTTAACCCGGCTAGAGGTTCAAAAAATATTTCCACCAAATCCTATTAGCGCAGATTATATTGAATTATTGCGCCTAAGGCCAAAACTGTCTTCAAATAGCGATAAAGAGCAATTGCACTTAGAAGCCAAATTTACAATTAGCAATGCTAAAAATAGCGGCATGTTTAATGTTGTAAGCACATGCTGCTATGGAAATTCACTTGACCAAGTAAAAATTAAAGATGCATGGACACTAAAAGAAGCAGAACTTGCACTAAAACACAGCAAAGAAGAAATTGCAAACCTAAAAAAGGATTGGATGATTATTGACGCAAAACGACACTTTGAGGAAAATAGCTTTGACTTTATTGTCGAAACACTTGGAATTTATGATAATTTTAAATTGCTTGATATTGGAGCAAATATATTGATTAAGAAATTATATAGCTCTCTTAATTTAATAAAGGCAAATATTGATTATATAACGGAAGTCGAAGATACTATGGAAAACTGTTTTACTATTACATTAGAAAACGAAGACTACACTATTGGAAAAATCATTGAATTTAACTTTTATGACAAATATTTTGTCCAATCAAAAGACCTTAATTATGTGAGCTTTCTAAAGAAACATCCTCATGATAATTTTAGCATTATCAAATTATCTTATAAAAATCCTATCACAAAAGACGACATTATGCTTAATTATGAGGAATGCATTAATAGCTCAATATTGGTTATTAACTCAATTAAAGAATATTTTAGTTCTAAGTAATAGTTACGACCCTAAGTAATACTTACGACCTTAAGTAACTAAGTTATATTTTATTTTATAGTCAAAAAAAATTGATACATTTTTTTATGTAAGCAACTCTAATATTAAGAGCAAATAAGAAAATATGAGTTACTATTCTGAATTAGCAAAGCGAGCTGTTAAGGCTTGCTTTCCAGAAGTAAAACCAACACAAGTAATCCCGGTTACATATCTAGAACCACTTGATGCTAAAAATATTATCAAACAAGATGTGATGGACATTAACACAAATAAACTATGTTTTGCGTTGAGCGATGCACATGAGCGCTGCGGTGGTATACACGACAGTCATACTTCTATTTCAGATGAAGAGGCATGGCGAAAAGCAGCATTGGTATGGGCTGATACTTCACATACCAATGCTGCTTCCTACTATTCTTCAGATGGTACCAGATGGTGGGAAGTAGCGTCGGCATGGACAGAAGCAAAGACAAAAGCGAAGGATAGTGCAACAATCAAGACAGCGTCCCAGAGTGACACCGATGACACTTACTATTCAGACAACGAAGACGACTTCAGTGACGCTCCGCCTAGATGGAGTGATCAGCAAACGGAGATGAAGATGGAGGACTGGGCAGAAGCAGCGATGACGGCATGGGCGGCTGCGGAGGAGATGGAGGCGGTTGACTGTGCAGTGGTGGCAGCGATGACTGCCGTTGATAGGGCTGTGACAACACTAAGAGTGTCTAGAGCGGGTATAGCGGCGACAATCATACAAGCAGCAGCAAGAGGGCGAGCGGTGCGTGCTTGGAGCGTCTGGGTCTCATCAGCAAGTGCCGACGGGTTAGAAGAAACATGGGATGCACTAGTTACACAGGAAGATGTAGTTACACAAGAAGCTATTGTTGCATGGGAAGCTGTTGTTGCGTGGGCAGAAGCAAAAGCACAAGAACGGGAGGCAGCAATCAAGACATAAACCGACAATGAGTTTGATGAATAATAACTAAGTTATATTCTTGGTCTCCAAATTAAAGTATCTGAATATCCATTAAATAACATTGTTTTTTTATAACAAACAACGCTTTCATCGCGGACCTCTCTATATGATGGCGGTTCTAGGTCCTCATTATATAAGGAAATAATAGCATTAGAAATATCTAATGTAGGCACATTCTTTTTTCTTACATTCTTTGATCTATTAATATTTATAGTATTGTTATTATAATTATTATAACCTAAATCTGTAGGATTTAGATTATTTGTATTTTGATTATTTGAAGGTTTAATAAATGACTGCAGTTTATCACATATATAACCCATAGGATGCATCATGTTATATATTTATAAAATAAATATTTTTTATATATTTATTTTATAAAGATTAGAGAGATTTTTTATATAACAATAACAATAAGTATTCTAATATACCATTTCTTCGTTACAACTTTCTTCGCTTATAACACTAGTAGGACAAGCATTGTCAGATGTAACAGATTTATCATATTTTAAAGCTCCTGCTTGAGATCCTTGATTAAGATGAACATTTTTATAATTAATAATAAACATTTGCTGCGCTGGATGTAACGCATTTACATAATCAATCACATATTTTTTATCAATAATTTTATTATGCGGTTTAAGGTCAGTCTTGTATTTGTCATGTAACTTATACATATGCGATTTATATTCAAATTCATATTCTTTTAATGGCTTTTCTTTGCGAATAAAACAACTAATGTAATTCATAAATAAATTGCTTGTATAATAATAAAGAGCCAATTTAAATTTATTAAACATAACAGTATGCTCTGGATAATATTGCAAAAATTCTCCAACCTTATTTTCCTGCTTTAACGATAAATAATTAAACTGCAATTTTGGCTGATTACCTCGCAGTTTTCGGACCTCTTCATAACTTGCATTTCTAATTTTACTACGTGTCCCGTCTTTGCTATATAAAAAACATCCTACACAATTATATCCCGCGTTTCCAGATGCATAATATGCTTTAATTTCTTCAAAATTAGTTACTGGATACTTATTTACAAACTTAATATTACTATTAAGAAACACATATGGTGGACAATTTAGGAGAGATTGAATATTGATTTCATTAACACTAACTTGATCTAAATTATTTACACTTAATACATTATTAATGGGATGAATAATTTCATAAACTTTAACAAGATGAATAACAGGCGTAACAATAGGTGTAACAATCCTATTAAAAGGATGCTGCAACACAAAACTATATACATACTTTTCATCCAAACAATTAAGGTCTAAATTGCAAATATTGCATGCCTCAAAAAACATAGAGCGAAACGTAAGATTATAATAATCTTTGAAATAATTGTTGTTATCAAAATACTTGTAATTTTTAACATCATTGAAAAAAACAATGTTTCCACCAACAGTTGAGCGAGTAGCAATTTCCCATGTTTGTTTAATAGTATCATAAAACACATTAATCATAGTTCCATCAATATAATCCTCAACCCAACTGTTTTCCGGCGAATATGCATTTACAAAATACATATAGTCAAGCGATTTTTCGGGCGCAAAACACACAACCTTATTATTTCTGACAATAACCGAACGAAACTTGGCTATATTCAAATAGGCCGCAAAATCGGTCTTTACAATCGAATTAATTACTTCTTTAGAATATTTAATAATTTTATATTCATTGTTGTTAAATGTATATTTTTTAATAGTAAAATAATTGTCTTCATTCTTTAGAGCATTTGTAACATTAAGATTAATTGAATTATTAATACTTACCATATAACGGTTATATAATAATATTATTATTTGTTTGTTTATCTTTAAACCATTTTGCAATAACTATTTTTTTATAAACATAAATATCATAAAGTTCAATCTCTCTTTTTAATATTATTAACTTGAAATAATATTAGAATTATATTAATTTCTATTATAAATATAAGATTATATGAGCAAAGTAATACTACCTACAACAACAATAATACCCAAAGTAATAGATCCTAAACCAACAATAACAGCAACAGCAACAGCAACAGCAACAACACCTAAACCAACAATAACAACAACAACAACACAACCTAACCCAACAATAACACCCAAAGTAATAGTTCCTAAACCAACAACACCAACAACAACAGCAACAACAACAACAATAGCCCCTAAACCAACAATTCAACAAGTAATAAATGATCCCAGAGAATTAGCAGAAGAAACCCCGAAACCTATAGTATATAATATTAGCTTGCAACTTGGCGACATTATACAGCTAGACGCCCCATCAAATAGCTCATTACATGATAAAATTTACTTTATAAAGTTTATTAATAAGGAAAAAATAGTGTTAATTGATGCTGCTAAAATAATAACTTTAACAATAGGACTAAACGGTAAATTAGAAGAGGAGTCTATAAGTAATATACTCTTATTAAGTAGGCATAAAAGTCCGAGCTTTATTGTTCAAAACAATTTAGAAATAAAAAAACACATTTCCATTTATTTCGGAGAACCACTTCCAAAAGTATTGAATGGATTAATAACTAATATTGAAAATGACATGATAGAAGTAACAACATTACCAGAAAACGAAGTATTATATATAGATTTTGCATATTCAGGCATTCCTGAGCATTTGAATATTGAAAAAATTATAATACGCGAAAAAGTGGATGAAACTAAATTAGTAGCGTCACAGTCGCGCGACGAAGGATTAACTTCAACCGACGCATTAAACAAAACATTGTTAGACAACGACGACCAAGAACTAAACTATGACTTAAAAGTATATGACAGCGTAAAAGAATACGAAGACATTATTATAGATGTTATTGATTTAGGGGTTGATCTAGGCCCTATAGAACATGAAGTAAATGTAGCCGAAGACGAACAGCGTTATAGTTTAGATAAACAAGTCAACGACTATTTAGATAAATTGATAAACGCATTTTTGCCGGAACAACGCAGCCCAGAAGTAATAAATAAAATACATAGCGAAATAAATTATTATTTGCAATTACGGACTATTTACTCCAACTTTGATGATAATAACAATCCTTCAATTATAGACGAGCGCGGAGAACATTATAAATATTTAAAAGAACAACTATTCAATTTAAACAGAAAACTATATTATATATTGCCGGTTGTATCAAATGTGCGCAACTTACTAATAAACGACGTTAGCGAAATCGACGAAATGGAAGACAAAAATTCTTATAATTATCAACATATTGGAGAGTTTATTGAAACGCTCAATGATGTAGCAATGAAATGGAGTAATAACAGCTCAAAAGAGAAAATAAATAATTACAAAGAACACATAAAATCTCTCTTGGAGCTCTTAGACAACAATATAAATTATAACGAAGAAAACATAAATGTAAATGGCCAAATAGAAATGGTAAATTCTATTGTAGACGATTTTTACAATTATAGTGTCAAAAAAGGCGAACTTACAAAAAGCCGGTTTTTAACAGATGTATATAATGACGGCTATAATATGTTAGAAACTTATTATGCAAATAATAAGAAATTTACTAAACCTATCAAAATAGTACCCAACGACTTTGTCAAAATAATAGGATTTATCACATTACCGCTACCGTTTTTCAATTTATCTAAACTACACAGTCCATACACAAATATATGCGATAGGTCCAATCTTGACCACCACTTTATAGCCATTCAAAGTCTATTAAACAAGCAAACATTATATAATAAATATGTCTTGGAAAACGATACAAAAGATGACTATATTAACAATCATACTAATATTCATAATAATACCCTTTTATCCACAATAAATAATTTTAGTTCAGAAGAAAACGACCTTCCTTATTTGGAAAGCATGAATTATTTAATGGAAAGCTTTGTACCGACGGCCAGCGCATTTATTGATGAATATGTGAAACTTTATAGCGTCCAATCTCTCGACCACCGACGCTACAATTTACAGAATTTCGTATATGATCTTCAACCGCTAAACATAGATATATATAACCTACATGTTAATGACTATAAAAAAATAGGCAAATTAGTGGATGCAAATATTGACTATTATAAAAAAAACTATAAAGCCAACGAAACAAGATTTGTGGAATTCTTGAAAACTATAGCCGATCTTAATAGCAATATATACAACAACCCTTTAAATAATAGCAAATACAATAATCTACAATTTTCTTTTAATATATTGACAAAGGACTTAAAGGCCGAATTATTTAATTTTTATAAAATTAGCGAAGACTTATTTAATAGTAACGAAGAATTGTATAGCGCTATTGTGAAAATAGATAATGCGGAATTCTTTATGCAATGTATAAATAAAAATATAATGGATTTAGTGGTGGGAAACTTGCTAGAAAACTTTATAAAGGCTCACTCCCGAGAGAAAGAAGAGAGCGAAGAGCGCAAAAACCAGAAACAAAATCAAAATCAAAATCAAAATCTTAGTCCAGATGATCCGCGTAATCTATCATCAGTAGATAATTTATCATCAGTAGATAATTTATCATCCAAAGATATATTAAAAAAGGACTTAGACGAGCTACAGTCTACATGTGACAGTTACATATTGTCAAAAAAATATAACTCTTTACAATCACTAGAAAACGACAATAATAAATTAACATATTTTGACGCTATTTACGACAATACATTTTACAGCATAATAAATGATTATAAAACAGAACGCGCAAATATGGATCGCAAACAGTTTGTCGACTTTATAGCAAATAAACTTATGGGGCAATTGAGCTTAACAAAACAAAAAGCATATAGAGAGGCAGCAGCAATTGTTGATGAAAAACGCGAAGTAATTGACGGAGATTATGCACTATTAACCGATAAAACCAGCAACAAAAATTACATATATATAAGAGTAAATAATACATGGACATTAGAGCCAAAGTTTGAAAACAATTTTGTCATAGAAACCAACCAAATATTTTGTAATAGCAATAAAGACTGCGTTTCGGTTAATGAAAAATGCATGACCAATGAAGAAGCGAAAAAAGCCAACATAAATAAAGATGTGGACGAAATATTAAAGAGTTTCGAAAATAAATATGACTTAAGCATAGAAGACATTAAAGGCAAAATAAACTCAAATTATGAAAATTCTAAAAAAAGAATAGCAAAAATTGAATTGCTAAATAGATCAAGTCGAGAGAAGATTAGCACCTATTTATTAAGCCTTTCAGACGTCCAAGAAAGTAAGGCGGCAATGTCTCCATATGAGAAATTGAGAGATCACATATTAAAGATGAAAGATTTAGCCTATAAATATAGTTGCATTAATAAATTGTGCCTAAATTTTACGAGAAACGCAATAAAAGATGAGCCACCACAATGGCTTTATTGTATTCAAACAGGAATTCGCTTGATCCCCTCCTTTTTCCTTAAGTTAGCAAACGTTTTTATCAATAAAATGGACTATGCGCGCGAATTAGATGCTATTTGCGCAGAACGAGGCACAATTAGCGACGATAATAATTTTTGGGTAGACAAATATAGCGGCTACATCATTAAGACAATAGCATTTGACACCGAAGAAGGTTATGATGAAAAAGGCTTTAAACTATATACAAGAGCAAATGTTGAGGAAGATTATAATATTAGTGTTAATGTTAATGCTGCGCTAAAAGATCAAGAAATAATGCAATTAAAAGAAAAAGCAAATCCTAAATCGCTAAATCCAAATATTGGAGTAATTACAAATATAGTAAACGCAATGAGCACTAATATGGGAATAAATATTAGCCATAATCATGAACTGCTAATTAATAATGTTTTAACAATACAAAATTCAAATATTCCATCGCAACAACAATATGAGCAATTTATTTTAAAAGCAACGCAAAAAGAGGGCAAAGTAAAGGCAATGCCTACTTATAAAGAAGCATACAATTCGTCGCTGCTATTGTTAACATTGGCTTTTCTTGTATATTGCATTCAAATAAACATCCCGTCTTTGCAATCAAAAAAGACTTTTCCGGGCTGCATTAAGTCGTTTAAAGGTTATCCGCTAGACGGCGAACAAGATAAAACGTCTATTGCATATATAGCTTGTATTGCTAGTAAATTGAAAAGTTCTATTGATCCGTGGAGCAGTTTATTAAAAATGTCGGAAAGCACAATTATGAAAAAAATGGAGGCGCTTATTGAAAAATATATACTTCCAAATAAAGAATTGGTCTCTCATTTGAATAAAAAACGCGCCTACTTATTATCGGAAGACGCGCAAAAAGACGCAATACCGGAATATTTATCCATTAACAATTGGCACACATTTAATCCGCCACTAAACGACGTTAATATTATGTCGGAAAACGTGGAACCACTAGACGATACCTTTAAAACCATCTTATATGACACATTTTCTAGAGGAAGTCCAAATAATATTAAAGAAACGTTAGAAGCAAAAGCAATATATAGCAGTTATTATATTATTGAAAAAATCCAAAACATTGTTAAGAAAAATAGCCCATTATTGAAAAACGCAAATGATAATCCATTCTTAGAAAATGCATGCTGTAATTCGAGCAAAAACACTATTGACTATTTTATAAGCGAAGACAAGTCAATAGCAACTTATAACAATTATGTTGCCTTTTATAATAATATATTAGCTAGCATAGACCTATTAACATATGCTCCGCAATTATATGACCCAAGAAACACGAAACAAAAACGCGTTTCCACTGAAACATCATTTAGCGAAGAATTAGTATATAAAGCATTTATACACTTTTGCAACTTTAATAATCAAATTCCGCTAGACGACGAATTGCGAGGACTATGCTTAGACAAACCGGCAAAATATGATAATATTAATAGCAAGCCTATGAAAGATATAATTAGTTCTCTCAAAGATGAAGGAAAGGTGTATAATTTTTCGGCGTTTGTTGAGTTAATACATATAATAAGTAAGCGAAACATAATACATGTAGCGGCGCATTTTCCCATATTAAACAATATTGAGGCAATGCGTATATTAATTGAGGCATATAGACAAAATAGCTACTATAACTTGGACGATGACTTAATAACTAACTTAGAAGTCTTACTCGACAACTTTTCAATAACTGCGGACGAAAATAGCGAACTTCGCAATTTCAAGAACTTTATAGGTAAGTCAAATGTGCTATTAAAACAAAATATATTACAAATAATTAGCAAACAAACCTCAATAAGCAAGTCGGATGTTGCAAAATTCTCTCAAAATTTGGCCATTCAAATAGATGTTGAAAACATTAAATTTCACCAAAACTATATTATAAACTTTTTATATATTTTTCCGTCAATCATTAGCAATAAAAATATTAATTATGGAGCAATTCCAAAGCATTGGAAGCTATCCGAAATACACGTTAAGGACCTTGCTAATATAATACAAAAATATTATAACAATTTAAATAATTTTAACGTGCGACCTGAGCTATTAATTGCATTCAAAATAATAGCTAAACGCTGCAAAATATTGGTGGAATTAATGCGCCTATTTTTATATGATAAAAATCTCATGGCTAGTGCAAAGTCGACCGTAAAAATCAACAGCATATTTGACGAACAAGTGGTAACAATGTTTTACAATTTTATATTTTATAAATTGATCAATGAACTAGTAAATATTAGCGAAGACGAAGAATTTTTACTAGAAATTCAAGCATTAGAAATAAACGACTATGCAAAAGAACTATTTTTGAAAAACAGTGTTGCTTACGTTTTAGAATATATAAACATAATGTCTAATCATTACAATTTGGTTAATAATGGATACAAAAAGGTGAAAGAGAAAATTAATATGGCAAAAGAAAAGGAAAAAACCATTATTACCGATTTCCTTAAAAATCTCTCTGATGAAGAACGCGAAATTGAAAATATTTTGAAAAATAATAAGCTTGAAAAGTGGAATAAAGGCATGCAAAAAGGACTAACCCAATATGTAAAAGAAAATTACGATGAAGAACGCGAAGCATTAGAAAAACAGGCGCTAAAAGAACGCAAATTACAGCAAAACAATAATGTAACCGCCATGAATAGAGAATTGTATAATCTTGATAACGACGAAGCTGAGGCAAGAGGTCAAGCTATAGATGAAGAAGAATATAGCTTGTCTAATGTCCCGGATGATGATGATTTCAATTATGACAACGATCAAGATGGAGATTATTCAAACGGCCCAGATGACCGAGATTACGATTAGGATTAAAACTTTTTTTTGCAGATTTCTTTTTTACAGATTTATTTTTTACAGATTTTTTTTTTATGTTTACATAATTTTCCATTTTCTAATATTTTAAATATTTTATTACTATAATTTATAATAATAAAATAATGAGTTATCTTGGCTTGTCAAGCTTTGTACCTCCACAAGAAACTACTATAGAACTCACAATGGAAGAAAAAAATAAGTATATAAGTAGTGTTCTAACTAATGCAAGAGAATTAGCAGAAAAAGAGGAATTTTGGAGAGAATTAAGAGAAGAAGCACAGAAGCTGGCATTAGCAGAGGAGCAAAGAGAAAATGAACGAGCAATGGAAGAGGAAAATAAACGAAGAAAGGAAGAAAGAGAATTAGCAGAAAAAGAGGAATTTTGGAAAGACATAAAAAGAAAAGCGCGGAATCTGGCGTTAGCAGAGGAGCAAAGAGAAAATAAACAAAAAAGATCAAAAATACAAGCTTTAGATCCATCATCTCTAGCTAAACTTATACATTATATACATAAACAGAAACAGAAACAGGATAAATCGTTTTTACATATTATTAAAGATATTGACACTGATTTAACTGATTTTATAAGAGCTATCTATAGTCCTGACATTAAATTTAATAAGAAACAATTTAATAATGAACATTATAGGACATTTAATAATACTATAACTAATACTATAACTGATATATCTGATAAAATTACAGCTAGTAAAAATATAGCTGGATATAAAAGAAAGTCTAAACATTACAAGTCTAAACATTACAAGTCTAAACATTACAAGTCTAAACATTACAAGTCTAAACATTACAAAAATACAAATAGAAATACAAATAGAAAAACAAATAGAAAAAAAAACACACAATTTAGAAGAACAATTCGTCGCCTAAATAAAAAAACCAAAAACATGTAATATAATTAAAATATATACTTATTTGTATATAGCAATAATGGGTTTAGTATATTCGGATACATTGAAAGAATGGTGCGAAGCAACACTACAATTTTATCAAATAGACGGTATTCCTGTTCCACGAATTATTGATAATTATTGTCATCGTGTGTTATATGGAAACGCTGGTAATAGAAAATCATTAACACACCATCGCAAAAATACAAATCGCAAAAATACAAATAGAAAAATATACAGACACATTAGAAGATCAAGTCGTCGCCCAAATAAAAAACGCTAATTTTCCATAGAAAACTTTTTAATACTTTATATTTATTAGCTTGGTGTAAGGAAAACACAAAGTAGAAAACTTTTTAATACTTTATATTTCTTAGCTTGTTGTAACGGAAACCTTCTTTCAGGATGATTTCTTAATTCTTCCGCTAATTTTTGCCTAGTTGTTCGTTTTTCATATTTTCCCTCAGCTAAGTCGTAAATATTTATAACTACTTTTGCTTTTAATAGACGACGTGCTTTTGTTATAGATGGTTGCTGTTCTTCACCAAATAGCACCAATATCTTATTTAACCATAACAAATCATTTAAATTTTTTTCCATAGTTTCACAAATATGCTCTCTTTCCTTAACTATCTTTACAATTAAAACATGAAGGTCTTCATAATCTTCACTATTTATTAAATTCATAATAGGATTGAACTTAATATGCTTACTCTTTAGTTTAACTTTTAATTCGTCTATTAAATCGTAATAAGTAGAGGCCATTATTTTAATGCTATTATAATACTATTATAAATAGCATTTAAATCAATACTATTTATAATAAAGAGGAAAAATTAATATATTTTAATATATTATAGATGTATAGAAATAACTTTAGTAGAAAACTTTTTAAAACCAAAAATAAAAAAAGAAAAACAAAAATAAGAAAACAAAAAACAAAAATAAGAAAACAAAAAACAAAAATAATGAGAGGCGGAGGTGAAAGAGAGGAGTGCATTGACTATTTAAAGACCTTAACGGAATATTCTAAAATTAAATTATATACATTTTCTGGGATGATAAAAGGCTTACAAGATGTTTATGATAATACACCATTAAGTGAAAAAATAGATGAACTAATTAGAAAAATAGATGAACTAATAGGTGCTAATTATACCTTGAACAAAATGAATGATGTTGTATCTGAATGTCGTAATGTTTTAAATTTATTATTATTATTATTATTAAAAATACGACAGCAACCCGATAAATTGGATAGAAATATTGATAAAAATATAATAACTACAATTATTCATATTTATGAAATTATCTTTGGTTTAGAAAGTATAATACAAATTAATGTTAACACGGATAAGGAGTACATTACCTATTTTGAAGATAAAATGAATAAATTAATAAATACATATTTTGATGAAGATGCAACACGTAATCAAGCAGATTTTTTTTGTTTTTCTTTATACAAAGCGTATAAAGAATATGGCGGAACAGAACTTACAAATAATATCACTGTAATTTGTGAAGAGCTAAATAAAGCCATACATGCTAACCAACGTATTTATTACAATATTAAGAAACTAGCAGACTGGTTGTTGAGAGATGTATCAACAATAATAGTATATATAAGAAACGTGGATAATTTAATAGGGGAAATAAGGGAAGAGGAAGAATGGGAAAAGAAAATAGGGGATTTTATGAGTTACATTACACAAATTATTCTTATATCGGAAATAATAGATCAAGGAATTGAGAATTCAAAACTGAAAATTCAAGGTTTGATATTGAAGATAAAGGAAAAGACAAAGGCAGCAACAAGAATACAGACACACACACGCTCCCGAAAGGAACAGAAGAAACACAGAGACGCAGCATCGGTGAGAGCAGCGACAATGTCAAGGGCAGCTACAAGATTACAGGCGCAGCAGCGCGGTAAAATAAGTCGAAGAGATGCATTGATAACTGATGAATTACAATTTCAAGCAGAACGAGCAGAACGAGAAGCAAAACGAGAAGCAAAACGAGAAGCAGAAACAGAAAAATGGCTTCAAGAGGAACTCGACAGGATCTAGCGTGTGTGACTGAATATGTAAAAACAAAAGTTTGGTAATATAGACAGTTTATACGCTACTATTATAAATAGCATTATAATCAATACTATTTATAATAAAGAGGAAAAATCATTTTGTAAAATCTGCTTTTAATATTATTGCTTCAAGCGCTTTGAATTTATCAAACGTTTTATTTATATTTGCATTTAATATTGAAACATCAATCACATATAGTCCTATTAATTTTAATTTGTTACCTTTGCTGCCTATTTGATTTGCTGGTAAAGATAAAAAATAACAAATTAACAAACAAATTTTCTAATTATTCTTCATGTTCTTCTTCTTCCAATTCATCATCATTAACATCAACATCAATGCCTACATTTTTAACAATTCCCTTAATAAATTGCTCAGCTAATTCTTTATTATTTTCAATTTCGTTTTCCAATTGCTTAATAAGATTGCAATTATAGTCACAATAGGCAACAATCTCCTTCTGCTTTTCGAGAGAAGGGACGGGGATTTTTAGTGATTTTAATTCATCCATTTCTAAATTTTTTTGTGCTGTTCCTCTTGCACAATTATATATAATATTTTGATTGTGTAATAAGTAATATCCAATATATTTATGTAATAAAATTTCTGTTTTAGGTTTTACTGACAATCCACTATCATTTAAGAATATTTTTTGATTAATAAATCTAACACATTCTAACGATAACGCAAATCTTCCAATAAGAATATTAAATCCATCACGATTAAATGTTTCCGTTGAAAACATTGCTCTTCCACTTCCATAAACTGGATATTCTCCTTCAATATTATTACTTCTAACAATTCTTGTTCCATAATCAATACTACAAACCTCTCCTAACTCTTTCACATTATTCTCTCCAAATAATTTTTGATTATTCAAACAAAACTCATTTAATTGCTTCAATTCCTCAATCTTTGTTAAACTTGTTTTATTTGCTTTTTCATATATATAATCTAAATAGGCTACAATAGTTTGCTGTTTTTCGAGAGAAGGGATCGGGATTTTGAATTTAGATATATCATTTGTAGAAATATTAGGTTGCGCAGTTCCTTGTGCTAAACCTAATACTTTTTCATCAATATTACAACATACATACCAATAATATATATATTTTTGATAAATACCTGGTTTTGCATTTATCTTGCCTACTCGTTGGTTCAAATAAGATTTATTTTCTAAATTATATATTCCTATTTTTCCTGTTGTAGCACCACTTAATGCTATTAATATATCCCCTTTTTGTATTTCAAATGATTTATATTTATTATTTTCTTCAATATATTCCGTTATTTTATTTTCATCAATGATTCCATTTTGAATGGATTTAATTTGTAGAATACCAATATTTGTAGCATTTTGTTTTTCATAATTAGTTGATTTAAAAGAATAACCATTTTGAAACTCACAAACCTCTCCGAGTGTTTTTACTACTACATCTTCTTCATATTTGTCTTCTACACTTTCATCTTTCATATATTCTGCGTAATTAAGCCCATAAGAATTACTAACAATTTTCTCAATAGGAACTTCAACCAATAGATTTTTAACATCTTCATATGGATTAAAGTCATAAAATGCTACTTTGCTAGTTTGATGTGTTTTTGAGAACTTATAAGTTCTTCCATTTTCTTTTTGTGTTTTAGAAGACTTGATTGTAGTTTCTAAAACATCACTTCCTTCTCTCTTTTTCACAAAATAAAACACACAGGTTTTAATCGAAGTATAAGTGAAAATTCCAGATGGCAAATAAATAATTTCTTTTAAATCGCATGTTTTCATCAAATATTCTCGTACGGCTACTAATGTTTTATTAGTTTTTGAAAATAAATCTTGTCCATCAGGTAATACAACTGCAGCCTTTCCATTGATTTTTAACATATAAATAATTGCTTGAATAAACAAACTAACTGCGTTATCCGATTTAATAGGAATATATTCGTTTTTAAGCGAACTTTCAAAATCATCATATTTTAATCCTTTAATACCAAATGGTGGATTTGCTAATACGTTATCAAACTTTCGACTAATAGGTTCTCTAATACTATCCCCATTTTCTAATTGTTCGAACATATGACCCGATGAAATTAACATATTTGAAACAGCGAGTTGATATGTGTCTGGGTCTAATTCTTTACCATATAATCCTTGGGTTTTAATAAAATCCCAATTAGGTTCTATAGCTTTAACTTTTGCTTGTTGTAAAATAACTTGCAAATAACTAATTAGGAAACCACCTGTTCCCATTGTAGGATCTCCGCAAGTTTCTATTGTCCCATCTGCTTTAATTTGTGGATTAATTAACTTTACCATCATTTTCTTTACCAATGGTTGAGTAAAATATTGTCCTAATACTTTACCTGTCATAATATCTTGGAAAACTTCTTCATAAGCATTACCCAAAACATCATAATCAGTGCTGGATAAATCAAGTTTGTATAATTTCTCAATTATTTTTTTATAACTTGATTGGTGACGAATATCAAAACCTTTATCTTTCAAAAATATATTTTTTGTAGTAGGGTGAACCGATAAAATAATATCCCATAAATATTTCATAATTACAGGAATATTTTCCTCTTTTTCATCTGCTAATTTAGTAAAACGAGAGATTGCTAATAGTCTCTTTTTATTAACTTCAATAACACTTTCATCAAAATGAGAAGCAAAATCATATTCATAGTCATCAATATTTATTTCATTTCCAATGTGAGGTTCAATTAATTTAAGTATTAACAAATACGATAAATTTTTTAATGCTTTTTCTCCAGTAATACCTTCATTATCTCTCAATACATTTAAACATGACTTGAATACACTAGTAAGATGAGACTTAATATCATTACTAGTTTCTTTTGCTTTAGCAATTTGCTCCATTTCTTCTAAACTAATACATGGAGCCTTTTTGATTTTATGTCTTGTATAATCGCACTTTTGAGTAAACACCTTTTTGCATAATTCGCAGCTATAACTTTTAGGATTTGCCATTTATATATATTATATATAAAAAAAAGTAATTTTAACTTTAAATCAATTTTTTTAATATTATTATAATTTTTTTAAAAAAAAGCATTTTTTACTTTCGCCCAACTTACAAAATAATACTAGGAGACTTTTTCTTATATTTAATTTCAATTAACTCTCGTAAATCTCTCAAATTATAATAGTCAACCCAAAATCCATAAGGTGGAAATAATACATCTTTTGCACATAATTCACTACAAACGATTGCTAAATCTAAATTCTTAAAATAAGCGAACTTAATTTCTGGATATAAATCCAAATATTCATTTACCTTACTTTTACATGTTTTCAAGTCATAATAAACTCGCTCTATGCTTAAATAATCAATCCAATTTGTAAATACTCCTTTATAAGCTGTTTCAGGGTCATCTGGTAACTTGTTCAGTCTCAAAGTTAAAGCATAATAGTCTTCCTTAGTCTTAACATTATGTTCAGCAATAATTTTCTTTGCTTTTTCGTAACTTGTTCCTAAAGCACATCGCTTTACTGTTTTAAGTCTTAATTCTTGTTCCAATAAATCACTATCAACATCTGGCTTAGGGTTTGGTTTAGGTCTAGGCTTATAAGGACCTGATTTAGGTGGAATATCGACCCTAACCACCTTAATCTTATAACTAATAGTTTCATCTTCGAGACCCATTTGATAAATGACTTCTCTCACCTTTTTCCAATCTGAGTTATTGCTATTATCCAACCAATTGTTATTATTTATAATAGGCAAAATGATTTTAGTTAGCTTGTCAGGTTGTTTAGCATTCTTTCGACTAGCTCTTAGCGCTGATTGCACTATGCGAATATTAGAGGTCATATTTTCTGCAAAAACTACACCATCCAATAAAGGAAAATCCCAGCCTTCGCCTAAACAATATACACAAGTAATAATGCCATAATGCGCCTTTTCAAACGATGCAAGTATATTTTTTTGTGTATCCTTATTCATAGAGCTATCATAATTAGAACAATATAAATCATCTAGAGTAAAATAACTCTTACTTAACAGCTTTTCAATATAGCTATTTACTTTTAGCGCATGTTCTTTATTATTGACATAAATCAATAAATGATGTGAGTGTCCATCAGCAATACTTTTTAAGCCAGCATAAGCACTTAAAAGTAGGCGTTTGTCGTTTTCGTCATCATTACTAGTATTGTTACCCTGATTAGTAATTAATAAAGCTAATGTGTTTAATTGAGCTTCATCAGTATAAAGGGTTTGGATTATGTAATCACAAACAATGTTATTTTGAATTGCCCACAATAATGGGCGCTTGGTAATAATTTTTCCAAAATAAGCTTCATTACTATTTGAAATTAATAAGTCATCATCACAAGAACAGTCTTTATTTTCTAAAATTTTTAGCGTAGCGGTTAATGATAATTGTTTAACACATTTGACATCTAATATTTTCACATATGTCTTATGTTTTTCTTCAATAATATGATGACTTGTTAAGTGATGAACTTCGTCCAAAATTTTCATATCAAATGTAAAGTTTGCATATAGGCTAGCACTGCAAACTTTATGAGAGCTTGCGTAAGTAGTAATTACAATACACTTTTCTTTATTTTTATTTAAGAATAATGTAACGTCTTCAATATTAACACTGCCTTTAACAATTAAGCACGGACAACCAGGAAATAGTTGTGCAATAACCTTTTCCCATTGAACCAATAATAATATATTAGGAACACCAATAAGAATAGTATGCGCAGCTAGGTCTTGACTAATCCATAGTGAAATAAGTGTTTTTCCAATTCCACATATTAACACAAGAAGACCTTTATTATGTTCTTGAAAATGTGATAGCGAGAGATTAATTACCTCAGTTTGATCAGTTCTTCTAGTATATGGGCTTTTTTTAAGAGCCTTTAACTTTTTAATTAGGCGACGGACACTTTTTTTATTAACATATTTTGAAATTTTAGCAATATATTCTTTGCGTACTATGTTCTTTATTTCATCACATGTTAGCAATCTAGCTTCAATATCGTGTTTTATTAATTGCTCTTTTATTAATGGAATAATTTCTTTTTTATAAAATTCTTTGCCCGCAAAAGGCCGACGCACATGAAAGCTCTTAAAATCTTCGCCTAATTTTGCTTCAGCAAGAGACATTTTTGCAAGAGGAACTTCAAAAACATATGAAAAGTCGCCTTTTATAAATTCACCCGTTATATAAGTTGTTTCTCTATTTGTAATATTTTGCGTTTTGCCCAATTTACAAACGCCATATAATTCATATGCTTCGTGTATTCTAATATAAATATAGCCGACTTTTGCCATAAATAAGTCTGCTAATTATATTTTATACTTAATTTTAAATTATAAAATATAATTAAAGTTATCAATTTTTTTCAAGAAAAAAACATATATTTATATATATTATACATGAGCAAATCAAGAAAGTTAGTTTCAAAAAACAATAAAAAAAATAATTATACAATGAAAAAATGTAAAAGCTTTTGCAAAAATGATTACAAGCCTGAAATGGAGAAAATGAGTAAAAAGAGAGCACAAGAAGAAAAGTATAGTTCTTTTTTTATGAAATTTGTAAACGATGCCAAAAAAAAGTATCCAAGTGTGTGTCAAAAGATTTATTGTAATCCAGACTGTAAAGAAGGTTATACTTTCAATGGTGATAAAGCATTTGAAAGTAAATTTAGAAAAAAATTAAAAAATGGATTTGTTGAAGATTATTCTGCAAGCGAAGTTAAATTGTTTAAAAAGAAAGGAGCATTATCTGGGTGTAGTAAAGTAGGAAAAAACTATCAATATGGATATAATGTTTTTCATAAATAAACTATTATTTTCTCAATAAAACTATTATTTTCTCAATAAAACTAATATTAGCTTATTATATATGGCGGCGTCTTCTTCTTCATCGTCAAAATCAGATTTATTAACAAAAGAAGAATTGGAAGCAATTGATTACCAACATTTAGTTGTAATGGACAATATGTATTCGTTTAATATAAGTAAAAAAACTAAAAGCACAAAGAAGGACAAAGAATCAATAATTAAAAGATTATTAAAATATGAAGTTAAAAGAAGCAAATTTGATCCTGTAGAAGCTTCTTATTTAAAATATGAATTAGAAAATCCAATAGCAAAGTCATTACCTTCTGGGACCTTTTTACCGCCTTATTTAGTAGGAGAAATATATAACATGAAAGAAGAGCTAGAAGACAGAGATTATGAAATGGACTTTCTAAAAAATATATTTGAGCCAACTGCAAGACCACAAAATTTTGGTGCATTTTTTAATTTTACTATTAACGGTTTTAATGTTAGACTACGTATGCAAGGCGACGATGCGCGATTTAATGCGCACGTCGAAAATTTATATAGTCCAGACTTTTTTATTAAAGATTATAACTATTTAGTGCGGCGTTTCGGGCTAAATGCCAAACGATTACAAGAAAGTGGAGCATATAGAGACACAATCGGTCATAGGTCGGGATTATACGGACCTCAACCACCATTTACAACTACAATTCCTACTAGGGGAATTTTTGAGAGCTATGCCAACTTTAAACGCTTACATATTGAAAAATTTTTTTATGAGCATGTATTGGCAGCTTATTCAATGATTATAGTTATTGGTGATGTAATGACAACTATATTTAATTATTGGAATACTAATTATGTTCCTAGCTATCCGGAAGATAGTGCAAACACAGAATTACAAACACCTTATTTGCCTCATGCTCAAAATAAGCCAGTAAATGTATTAAAAGTTTATATTAGCGCATTAAATAAACTATTGTTAAAATTGCGCGGTTACAAAATATTATTAAGTCCTAATGTAATAAATGGTATAAATAGAAGATTGGACACCTTAAATGAGTTTTTAGTTGAACCCGATGCTAGCATACTAGACCAAGCAAACGCCAAATTTAGAGTTAGAATTATAGAAAAGGGACCAACATTTCCTAAAAAGCAGCGTTCATATACTCCACGCAGAAAGTCTAGTCGTACAACGCGTCGGCAAAAATCCATATAGTTTTTTAGTGTTTTTATTTTATTTTTTATTACAATAAAATAAAATAAAGCTAGTCCATTTAACCGCTACACATTAAGCAGTCTTTTTTATCATCTTCGTCATCATCTTTATCGGCTTTCTCCTTATCGCCCTTATTCTTGGGCTCAATAGTAAATTGTTGCGCTTGATGCTTTGCTTTTCTGCGCAAATAATATATTCCTGTTTTAAGGCCGGCCTTCCAAGAATAAAAATGCATACTTGTGAGAATTTTGGAGTCGGGATCTTCAATCCATAAATTCAAGCTTTGTGATTGGCAAATATAAGCGCCTCTATCGCGAGACATATTAATAATTTCTTTCATGGGTAATTCCCATACAGTTTTATATTTCTCTTTCAAATGAGGCACCAAATCTTGAATATGACTAACACTGCCTTTATTTGCAATAATACTATTTTTTAGATCTTCGTTCCATAGTCCAAGCTTCAATAAATCTTCCACTAAATATTTATTAACTAACACAAAATCACCCGCCAAAGTTTTCCTACTATAAATATTGCTTGTAATAGGTTCAAAGCACTCATTATTTCCTAAAATTTGACTAGTGCTAGCAGTGGGCATGGGAGCAACAAGCAAGCTATTACGAATTCCATAAGTCATAATATTTTCTTTTAGCGCAGCCCAATCATAGCGCCCAGAGCTAGGAGTAACATTCCATAAATCAAACTGTAACTGTCCATAACTTGCAGGAGATCCTTTGAATGAACTATATGCTCCAAGAAATTCGCTGTCTAAGTTGTCAATTTCGGCTTTAACGGGTTTAACGCTAGCAAGTGCTTTCTCAATTAATTTGTCATTTTCTATAGCAACATGAATTGATGCGTCACTAACATTATAAATATTGTATTCCCTACATTCGTCTTCGTCAGAAACAAAAGTCCAATTATTTAAATAATATTGCACTTTCAAAAATCTCATATATTCAAGTCGTTGCTTAGATAATAACATGCTCTTTTCTAATGCCGCATAATAGATTGTTTCAAAGATTTTAATATTAATTTCTTTTGCCTGGTCTGATGTAAAAGCCAAGTCCATTTTAAAGAAAACGTCTGCTAATCCTTGAATTCCAATTCCAACAGGCCGATGTTTAAAATTCGATCGCTTTGTTTTTGGTGTAGGATAATAATTAATATCAATTACATTATTTAGATTTGACACTACAATTTGCACAACATTGTACAACTTTTCATAATCGAACGTCTTAGCTTCAGTAATATACATAGGTAACCCTAAAGAAGCTAAATTACATACCGCGGTTTCTTGCGAATCGCTATATTCAATAATTTCCGTACATAAATTAGAGCTTTTAATTGTTCCTAAATTTTTCTGATTAGATTTAGCATTTGCCGCATCTTTATATAACAAATAGGGTGTTCCGGTTTCCATTTGCGAATCTAAAATTTTAATCCATAAATCGCGCGCATTTATTTGCTTGTTAAATTTGCCCTCATCTTCATATTTTAAATATAATTCTCTAAAGGCCTCACTGTGGCAATCGCTTAGTCCTGGGCATTTATCAGGGCAAAACAAGCTCCATACTTTATTGCCCATAACTCGCTCCATAAAGAGGTCACTGATCCATAGCGCATAAAATAGGTCTCGACATTTGCTTTCTTCGTCTCCATGATTTTTTTTCAAGTCTAAGAAATCTTCAATATCCGGATGATGCGGCTCAATATAAATGGCAAAACTGCCATTACGCTTACCACCCTGGTCAACATAGCGCGCGGTTTTATTAAACACACCTAACATGGGTATTAATCCATTTGATGTTCCGTTTGTGCCTTTAATATATGCACCCGAAGACCTAATATTGTGAACATGTAGTCCAATACCGCCTGACCATTTAGAGATTTGCGCACATTCTTTAAGGGTGTTAAAAATGCCTTCGATCGAATCGGATTCCATAGACAGCAAATAACACGAACTTAATTGTGGTCGCGGTGATCCGGCATTAAACAAAGTAGGAGTGGCATGAATAAAATATTTTTGCGACATATAGTCGTATGTTTCTTTCACCTTTTCCATATTTGACCCATGAATAGTAAGTGCAACTCGCATGAGCATATGCTGAGGGCGCTCAACAATGATTTTATTGCAACGCATTAAATATGCGCGCTCTAATGTTTTAAAACCGAAAAAATCAAAAGCATAGTCACGCTCATAATCTATAAAAGAATTAATAATTGCTTTATTGGTTTCTACAATATTCATAATGTCTTCATGAATTAATCTAAAGCTATTATTATTAATGTCTCTGTAATCATAGAGCTTTTTAACTGTTTCATAATAACAGTCGCTTGTATTTTTATGTAAATTTGAAACAACAATAGCACTGGCTAATTTAGTATAGTCCGGATGGACCGAAGACATAGAAGCACATTGTTCGGCAGTTAATTCGTCGATTTTGGTGGTTTGAATATTATCATATAATTGGTCAATAACCTTCATGGCTAGTTGAGCGAAAATAATATGCTGTAAGTTAAAATGTTTTCCTAGTGATTTAATACGCTTAAGAATTTTATCAAATGAAATGATTTCCTTTTTGCCATTACGCTTAATAACATGCATTTCTAAATCGTTAGATTTAGTATTTCTCATAGCGCTAATAATTATAATTAAATTAATATATTAGTTATTAATTTAATTTTAAATGCTAATAATAAATATTTAACAAAAATAACAAAATAACAAAATAACAAAATAACAAAATAACAATATAACAAAATAACAAAATAACAAAAATAACAAAATAACAAAATAACAAAATAACAAAAAAAAAATAATAATACAAAATCAAACATTAACATTTAATTAAACATCCGGACTTATAAAAATCGCCTTTTTCTTTATAGTCTTCGTTACTAGTTTTTCGTTTATTATTTAGTCGGTTTACATATGACCCATCATTTTTTTCGCTTACTAGCGCATTCCAAAAAGTTTCAATATAAGGCTGAATATGTTTAAACCATAACTTATTTCTTAATACTAAAACGCAACTAATAGTTTCTAATTTCCAATATATATTTCTAACATAACTATAATCTTTATTTTTTTCAAGCATAAGTTCCATCCACATACTATAGGCGTCGCTTTCTACATCATGTAAATTAAACGGAGGATATTCATAATGCACGTCTTCATTATTAATTGAAAACTGCATAATAAAGCCGCAATGCTTATTACCGCCTTGCTTATTAGATGAAACATTAGCATCATAATCTTCTTTATAATCTTCAACGCCAAAATATTCAAGAAATTTCGTTTCTAAAAAGTCGCACTCATTTAAATTGCATACTTCCATTTGTAGTTGCATTTGTATCCAATACTCCATTTTAGGTGTTCCATTGATCTCTCGTGATACAACATTTTTAATTTCCAACATTCTACCATAAATAGGACTATTTTCATCACATACAATTCCATCAGGTGATGCAGCAATAAAGCTATAGTTAGCATGAGGAATACATCCAAATTCCGACACTTTTGTATTATTTAAGTGTTCATAATACAATATTGAAACAGGCTCATATTTTTGACCCCAGTGCATGGGCGAATTAAGATTATTATTTTTATACTTACTAGGATCGCTAGTACAACATTTTTCAAGTATTAATTGGGATTGAGAACTTTCACTAGTAAATATTTTATATATATTGGAAGCGGTTAACGTGGAATTTCTGAAAACATACCACTCCGGAGTTCTTTGTTCGGGTTGAGGAATATTTTGTAATTTGAAAAGCGTCTCTTTAATTACATTATGATTGGGTGTTGTTTTTCTAATATATGATTTTTTGTATGATCTTTTGGGAATATAAAATTTGAAAAGTATATTTTGACCTAATTCAATAGTTAAATGTAATAGGTTAGACGCGTCATCTTTGTGTATATTAAATATAGAACATAAAATACCAGTTTCTATAAGTTGCGCATAAAATATTTCGCTTGTGTCTTCATAAATTTCATCATACAAATCGTAATACATCATTTGTAATAAATTGGAGTTAATATAATCCATCATAAATTCAATAATATTTATTAATAATTCTTGATAACACTTATTAACATAAGCATTTGTTATATTTAAAATGTCCGCAATTTTGTATTTAGTTATTAAGTAACATATATAGGTGTTATATTTCATAGTTATTTTATATTATTTAGAAAATAACTATTATATTGTTTATATAATATAATAAATCAAAAAAATCAATTTTAAAATATTTAAAGCATTAACTATATTAAAAATGAACTTAAAGAAACAAATATATTAAAAACGAACTTAAAGAAACAAATATATTAAAAACGAACTTAAAGAAACAAATATATTAAAAACGAACTTAAAGCCCGACTTATGTTAAATCATGAATTTTAATTGTTTTGGCCTTTGATTTGTTATCACATGGTAAACATTTTACAGTAGACACATGCTTGTCGTCTTTTTTAAGAATAAAAATTCTTTCAATAGCATCAAAATGTAAATTCGGTATACTGCTAATTAGACCGGTTTCTTTATCATAAATTACGTCCTTGACTTTGCTAAGGGCTTTTCTTTCTAAGCATTTTAATAAGTATTTGTGACATTTATTAGTTTCGGCGTCGCTTAATTCGAATTTTTTCTGCAAAATATCTATATGCGTGGTTAGTTTCTTTATTTTTTGTGTTTTATCTAATTTACTCCAATTTTCCTTTTTGTTTGCAGTCAATTCGCTTTCCAAAAAATTTGATAATATATTGTTATTTGTATTATTTATTTCGGGAACTATTTCCTGTCCATTAAGCAGCATTGTTTTATATGCAATATTTTTTAATTCTTTGCAATAGTCGTCTTTATTTTTGCTTTCTTTAGCATTCGCATTCGCATTAGCATTCGCATTCGCATCTAATACATTTTTACTTGCTTCACAATTCATAGCATTTAATAAATCGCAATTTTCACTAACTTTTTTCTTACTCGGAGGCATGGTTTCTCTCTATTATATTAGTATAATATTTCAATTTTATATAATAATCATATAATAATATAATATAAAACAATATTAATATAATATAGGTTTAGTAAATAGATTATATTTATAATATGAGTAAAGTTATTATATATAACAGCGCAAAAAAAACATGTATTAAGAAGATAGAAAATAATGAGAATATAGAAAATATAGAAAATATAGAAAATTTAGAGACTATAGAGGACGCTACAAAAAAAATAAGTAATGACAAAATAATGTATGAGAAAAAATCATACTTGGATTTAGTAAGCAAAGTAAGCACTAACAAAGTAAACAATGAAGTTAACGATATGAGTGGATCTATTCTTAATATTTATGATAATTATACTATGCAGTTAGTATTAATTCAAAAGCTATATAATGGTACACCATTTAACGAGGATAAATACTTTATAAGAGCATTAAAGTATAAATTAGATTGTTATAAACAACAAGATATAAAAAAAACATATGATAGTTATAATAATTTTATAACATTAGAAAATATTATTGAAAAATTGGCCGCTAGCACCATGTTATGTTATTATTGTAATGTTAAAACGCTAATATTATTTAAAAATTCGAGAGAACAATGTCAATGGACCCTCGATAGAATAAATAATTATGATGAGCATAGTAATAGCAATACAATAATATGCTGCTTAAAATGTAATCTGCAAAGACGCCGAAAAAATAGCGCAAAATTTAAGTTTTCAAAGCAATTAGAACATAATTTAATAGTATTAAAAAAATTGACTTAATAACATAAATATAAGTTATATTATTTACGATTAATATGGCTAATACTAACAGAAAGTCATCTGAAATCAGAAAGATTTTAGAAAAATTGAAGCACGCATCTATTTCAAATAGTGATTATGTTTCTTCGCGTGAGCCGTTTTTTATGAATAGTAATAATTGTGAGCCATTTCAGCAATATAATATGTTATATAGCGGTGAACAAATCCCGGAAGGTTTAAATAGAAATATAAAAGTTATATATGAATTATTAGGACATCAACGTAAGGAAATATATTATGGATCATGGACTATTATGAGTATTGATGAAGCATTGCAACGTTATACAGAGTTATGTCGTCGTGGGCAAACACAAGTTTTTGATATTGGCTATAAATATGGGGGAATGGGATATATTGATGTATTAAGTTGCGATTTAACAAGTCATTTATTATTTTATAGAGTTGACGGCGGGTCAAACGATTATGATAGATTGTATAATTTAAATAAACTAATTAGTGAAGGGTCGCAGCCTTATGACAAATTTTATTTTAGTACTTGGTTTTATAATGTTTAGATTTATAACGTTTAGTTTTATAATGTTTAGAACTGCTTATAAGTGTGTCTTTTATTTTGTTCATTAGGTTTACGCTCATTAGGTTTACGCTTTAACGATTTCTTTTTTTTATTTTTTCTTATTTTTTTAACATAATATTGTCCGTATGCAATACTTGTATTTGATGGTTGATAAAGTTCTATAGGTCGTTTAGGGTTAGCAACAAATATAATATCACCACTATGTCTGTAAGGTTTAAGCAAGTTATCATCTGATCTTTCAGCGCAACATGTTAATGGTTTTTTGCCTATATAAGTATATATTTCATCATTAAAGTCTATGCTACTCAATATATTAAGCGCGTCATTGCTATCTCCTCCTATAACTGTTGATTTTACATTCCATATATCACCAAATCTTTCTTTTGCTTCCTCCATATAACGGTCAATAACCAATTTGAGTTTAGTTGACGCATAATATGGCCAATTTGGACCATGAATATTAATTAAGTTTGCTTGAGCAGTCGTTCTAACACATGAAAAAGGTCTACCAAGGTGTCTATTTGGTTCATATGGACTATCAGGTTGATATAGACCATGATAACCTATGTCATTACCGTAGAAATTTTCAAATTCTCCTAAAACTAATCTATTCCATATTGTAAGCACAGTTGGATAATAGCCATCTTTCTCAATAGAGTAAGCAACAAAGCAAAAATTACCGAAACTACCATATACGTAATATGAGCCTTTTGGATCTGCGGGTATTTCTTCGCTATATATAATTCCTGATGGTCCACCATTAAGAAGTTCTAATAATGCTTGGTAGCCTCCTTTGAATTCGCCGTTTTCCAATGTTACTTCATATGGGTTTGTAGTGCTTATTCTTTTTCTATCGTTCATTTCTTGAAAAAACATTACATGCGGATTTTGAGTGCTAAAGAAATCATATACTAAATTTGCGGCATTTTTCCAATATAATCTTTTATCTGGTCCTTTTATCCGTGATAGAAAATAAGCTTCACTTGCGTTACTTGCATATGGATACATAGGACCAATATCACTTAAGTAACTCATATTATAGGACAATCCTTTTAAAATTATTTTTCTAAATTTTTTAAATTTTCCTTCTAATCCTTCTAATCTAAAATCCAGACAAACAGGTTTATGGTCTGATGTAGTCGAGAATGGTATTGTTGGATTACTTGTGCGAGTAAGTGGACGAATAGAAAGAAGAGGTGGAAGAGGTTGAAGAGGTTGAAGAGGCGGTAATGAAGGAATAGGTTGAAGAGGCGGAAATGAAGGAATAGGTTGAAGAGGCGGAAATGAAGGAATAGGTTGAAGAGGTGGTAATGAAGGAATAGGTTGAAGAGGCGGAAATGAAGGAATAGGTTGAAGAGGCGGTAATGAAGGAAGAGGTTGGAGAGGCGGAATAAGATCTAACGGTTCAATTTGAAGAATGGGTCGTAACTTAGTACTATTCCTTCTATTACGTCTTTTAATATTTGAGTTTCTTGTTCTAGGCATATTATTGTTATAATTGTTATTATTATAATTATAATATATTATAATAATGGAAGGATTTAGTAGATTTATAAATTACTAAATAACAATTATATAACTATTATATAAATGGTTAAAACTCGAAGAGTGAAAAAAACTCGAAGAGTGAAAAAAACTCGAAGAGTGAAAAAAACTCGAAGAGTTTCAAGAAAAAAATTGAATTCAAAAAGGCGAGGTCGCGGTAAGGTACACGAATTACCTTTCTTAGTTAAAACTATGTTGAATAACGTAAATGTAAAAGCTAATAATGCACAGTTTTATGAAAAAGGTATTATGGAAAAAATAATGACAATGGTTCCCAAAAGGGATGTAGTTAAGGCCCTAGCAACTAAAGCACTAGCGGATAAAGTAAAAGCAGATAAATTAATTGCAGATAAAATGAATGCAGATAAAGCCGAATATGAGCGTCGAGTACTTGCTGCTCTTCCATTAAATGAAAAAATATTGAAAACGCAAGAAGCAGAAATAAAACGTTTAGAAATGTCGGGTCTAGATGGACCTGCACGGCGAACGCGTAGTAAAGCACATCATGCTACAAATCCTGTGTTAGAAGAATTAAGATTAGAAGCTTATCATACTAGGATGGTGATTATGCAGCTACAATATTTAGCACAAAAAATTAGAGAAGGCAAAACTAGTGTGCCTAGCTACTATAAGGATTATGCTGAATTTCTTAGAGGAAATCCCGGATGGGATATGGAGAGAATGGGATATGTAAAAAGATTTAGACCACCTGGATACGAAAATTATGATAAACTTAAAGCTGAAGCTGAAGCTGAAACTAAAGCTGAAACTAAAGCTGAAACTAAAGCTGAAACTAAAGCTGAAACTAAAGCTGAAACTAAAGCTGAAACTAAACCTAAAACTAAAGCTGATACACCAGAAGATCCTGTAAAACTAAAAAAATTAGCGCTAGAGCTATATAAAAAAAGTTCAGCAATGAAAGCCAAAGCAAAGGAAGATATAATTGAAATGGGACGTGATGTAGATAAAGAAAGAATTGACATTATGCTTGAAAATAATTTTTACGGGTTAACTGATAAACAGCTTGAAGCATGGATAGCTAAAGCTAGAGCTAAAGCTAAAGCCGAAACTAAACCTAAAACTAAAACTAAAGCAGCTAATTAAATCATTTGCCTCAACTTATTTTTTTTATTTGGTCCAATCATTAAAACATAATATTATGTTTTTAAATAGTTTTTTAAATAATATTTAGCAATATAATATTATGTATTATTATATAAATGAGGCAAACGCGAAGAGCAAGACATAACAGAAGACATGGCGGAGTAAAAAACGCAACATTAAAAGCAGAACAAAAGGCATTAAAAGAAGCACTAAAATCACAAAAAAGGGCAGAAGCTCAAATTCTAAAAGATGTAAGAGCATTTAAAAAAGAAGAAAAAGCCAGAATTAAGGAAGAAAAAGCCCGCCTTAAGGCTTTAAAAAAGACAAAAAAAGCACAAAAAGCGCAACCTAAAGTAGAGACATCTGCTGATATTGCAAAAGTTGAAAAATTAGCGCTGGAACTATATAAAAAAAGTTCAGCAATGAAAGCCAAAGCAAAGGCAGATTTAATTCAAATGGCACGTAATACTGATAAAGAAAGTATTGACATTATGCTTGAAGATAATTTTTATTGGTTAATTAGGAAAGAACATGATCAAGTATGGCTAAATAAAGCTAGAGCTAAGCTAAATAAATAAATAACTATAGTGCTATTTTTCTAAAATTATGCAATAATTTTTCTCTAAATAGCGTTTTACATAATATTTGTCATCATCGCTTAAATCATAATAGTTTTCATTAAATTTAAAGCAAACAACATATTTCTCTCTATTAACATCATATACTAGTTTAGACGCATTATGTTTTACTACTTTTGTGCATAATTCACAAATATATTTTTCATAATACTCGGTATTATGACTGGTAGCATAATACATGTTATAGCAAAATCTTCTATAATAGTTTATTAAATACTATTTATATGATTTTATATAAATAGTATAAAGCACTACAAACATTTAATAGCGCCATGGAGGGCGTTTTCTTGTGCTAGTTCTTTTTGATGAAACAGACTGCGCTAAATTTGACGCGATTTTGCTTACCATATTATTTGTTATGGCTTTAATTGGTGATTTGTTTTTAATTGAACTAGCTTTTTTTTTATGGCATTTATTATCTCTGCATTTTCTTGTACCAACTTTGCATCTTTTTATTGCATTTTTTCTTACCCATGATGATTTTCTATAGCACTTTTTATTTGATGAACAACGGTGTCTTGTAGTTTTGCATTTAGTATACATTGTTATATATTATAACAATATAAAAAATAAATTATAAATTATATATATTATTAAAATTAAAATTTAAATTAAAATTAAAATTAAAATTTAAATTTGCTAAATATGTGTTATTCCTAAAAATTTGCTAAATAATGTTAAATTTTTCATTATAGTTTAATTTAACATTATTTATACCTTTTATCATTTAAAACGCTCTTTTTTTCTGTAAAGAAAAAATAATATTAACAGTGCCACATTTATTATCATGCTAACAGTGCCTGCTACAATTAGCGAAATATCAATTATAAAAAACCCATGCAGCAACCAAAGCAAATTAGTTAGTAAAATGAGTGATAAAGAATGTAATGATAAATCTTTTACACTTTTTGTGTTATATGTTTTGTATAGTTGGGGAAATAATTGAATTGAATTTACAATTGGTGCTAATGTTGCTACAATAAATGGTATCATTATATATTTATTCTACAAAATAAACTGCGTTTGAAATTTGAAATGAGAAAAGGTTAAATTTTTCCTATATTTAAATTAAATATTAATTAATAATTTTAATATAAATATTAAGCTATTCTTAACATTAAAACATGTCATTGTATATAGATACACAAAGTGACGTATTATTAAATAAACTATTACAATTTTATAGTGAAAATACAAATTTTGATAAAATGATTAATATTATAAACGGATCATCACCTATATCTTTAAGAATAGTGGATTGGTTTGTTACAAATTACTCAAAAAAGAATTATGTTGTATACATGATAAATAAGGACAATAAAATGGAAAAAGTAAATGTTTATAATGATTATAAGCTTAAACTAAAAGCATATAGCAAAAAGAAATTTGATCCATTTTGTAGATGGGACAGGATTAATGTCCCCTATAAAGATGACAAATTCATTCAAACAACATTAGGGCAACTTAATTTTTTTAAATGGACTATAGAAAATCAAATATTAGAATATATTGAAACAAATTATAAAATAATTGAAAATGACATGAACTTAAGAAATTGTTGCTCTAAAGTAAAGAATAGTTCTATTAATTCTACAACGTCTATATCGTCTGATGAAAGTAGTAGTTCGTATTCATCTAGCACATCGACTAACAATAAAACGCGTAAAAAACGCGAAGAATTATCGTCTAACGCATCGCGGTCAATAAATAAAGAATTTATTGTTACAACAGTTGAGTTTAAATAATATAAAATATAAAATATAAAATATAAAATATAAAATTTTATTACGTTATAATAACTAAATTACAGTGTATTATATTATATTATGGGTAATATAAGCAGCATAAATAAAGTAAATTATGCATACGTACAAAAATGTATTCATAGTAATAGCGAATTAATAATACTAATTAATACACTCAATTATGATAAGCAAGAATGTTTAATTAAAAATAGTATTGTTGCGTCCAGCGAAGAAGATATAATAAATAAATATTTGAAAACTAATAAATCTATAAAAATAGTAATATATGGAGAGAATTGTAGCGATAATAAAGTAATTCACAAATATAACCAACTATATAATTTGGGATTTGTAAACATATACGTATATTTAGGAGGAATTTTTGAATGGTTGTTATTACAAGATATTTATGGAGATGAAGAGTTTCCAACCACTTCTAAAATAATAGATATATTAAAATATGGAAAACTTGCCAAAGTTATTTAGCAATTAATAACTTTAATAATTAATAATTTTAATAACTTTAATAATTAATAATTTTAGCAAATTAATAACTTTAGCAATTAATTAAATTTATAAAATATAATATATTTTATATATATATAAAATGCTAGACAAATTATTAGGATCAATGCAAGGCGGTTCAGACACAGTGGAACCATATAATGGAGCTGAAACAGGAAGTGCATTAGCAGGCGGAAGAAGACGTCGCAGAACAACAAGAAAAGGAAGAAAAGGGAGAAAAGCAAGAAAAGGATCAACCAAAAGAAGAAGATCAAGAAAACAGAGACTTTATGGTGGTAACTCGCAGCAGCAGCAAGAACAGCAAGAACAGCAAGAACAGCAAGAAGAACAAGAACAGCAGCAAGAAGAAGAAGAAGATGAACATGATGCGTCAGGCGGAGCAAGAAGAAGAAAGGGTCGTCGTGGAAAAAAAACAAGAGGCAAAGTGAGTGCTTGGATTACTCATGTATTAAAATTCGCCAAGGATAATAAAATGAAATATTTCCAAGCTTTAAAGGATAAAAGATGCCGTGCCACATATAAATCTCATAAATAGAAATCCTATAAATAGAAAAATGTAAATATTATTACAATTAATATAATAATAATTATTAACAATTATTATTATTTTATTATTATTTTATTATTTTATTATTATTTTATTATTATTTTATTATTATTTTATTATTTTATTATTATTTTATTATTATTTTATTATTTTATTATTATTTTATTATTATTTTATTATTATTTTTTAACTAGCTTATTATAGGTTTAGAGAGATTATGCTCATTTAAGCAACTTATAAATTTTCTGCGTCCTATTATTTTTATATTTAATATGCATACATTTAGTATATAATATATATTCTTGCAATAATGAATTTTTTATTGCTTTTGTCCTCTCTTTAAGTGCTTTCATTTTATCTTTTGCGTCAGCCTTGTTTTGTTTATAATTGTTTATTTTCTCTTCCATGGACTTAATATTTTTCAAAATAGCGTCCAATTCTTCAGTTATGTGTTGAGGGATTTCTTTATTTTTAAATGGGGTCTTTTTAGATTTATAACCCGTTTTTTCCTCCTTTATTTTTGCTCTTAACGAGACTATAAGCGCTTCTATGTCCTTTTCAATAGCGTTTAAATTAGAATTTAAATACACAGCATCTCTCAAATCTTCGTTTTCAACATGCGTCATCAATATTGGAACATTTATCATTATTGGTTGTGCAAATTGCGTAGGATCTTTCTCTCTATTTAAATAACTAATATATCCAGATAGTTTATTTGCCAACACTTTTAATCCGGTTTCACTTAATATGTTTTGAGACGTCATATATTGCTTCTTAAATTCTTCCTTATTTGTACTAATCTTTTCACTTTCATGCGTCATAAATAAATTTGTTAAAGCAAACAATTCTAACGGACTATTTGTAAAAGGTGTTGCCGTCATAATCATTAGCTTACACGAGTTAGCCCCAGAAACCTTATAACTATTACTTATTAAATTTTCCATAATTTCCATATTTGGTCGTTCACTAGCCTTTAAATCGCCGCCATACAACTTATGAGCTTCATCAATAATAATAAGTGTTTTGTGTAATATGTCGCGCGATCCGTTTCTCTCCAATAATATATCATAAATCGCATTTTTTCCGGCTAATAAATTACTAAATTGCTTATATGACATAGGGTCTAGCCAACTCTTAGATAAAAGTCTTTTTCGCTCGGGCAAGTTTTCGGGAAGTACAAGACCCTTATTTATTTCATCAAGTAATATTACATGACATATTTGATCAAATATATTTTTCCATACGTCTCCCTTTAATGTTGTGCGTGTAACCCATAATATTGAATAACCTTCTTTCTCAAAGCTAGATGAGGCTGTAGCAACACCTGTGCATGTTTTACCTGTTCCAACAGAATGCCAAAGGAGAATTCCTTTATATGGTGACGCAGGAGTGAAATAATCCGCTATAAATGTTTGAGTGGGATTTAATGTAATACTATTTGCTTTATTTGTGTTAGGTGCATTGTTTACATCATCTTTAGGGCTAGAAACACATTTATTTACAACTTCAATAGGATCCCATATAAATTCTTTTGAATTATAATTTGATCTTATATAATCTCTCATTTTTATAAAACTCATTTTAGTAAAATTCTTATTTCTAGATAGTGTAGGAGAAACTATTAGTGATCTAGATCTAGTTCTTGATTTCATGTTTGATCTTGATTTAGATCTTGATTTAGATCTTGATCTATTTCCTTTATATAAAATTAACGGATACTTGACGGGCGCAGCATCATCTTCATTATTAATTACCAATTCTAAAGCAAGCAAGTCCTTTTTAATCTCGTCTAAATTATTATGTTTTTCTATAATATGCGGTATTCTAATATAACGCTGTGACCATTCCAAGTTAACATGCTTACAAAATTTATTATCCAAATCTTTCATATAATTACACAAAAATTGGCGGACATTTGCTTTTGCATTTGCCAATAATTGCCCCGGGTGATTGTATTTTTTATACACATATTTCATAAAATCAATACTTACAGGAATGTCATTTGTGCTTTTCTTACCGCATTTACCCATACATTTTATATTGTCAATTTTGAAAAACTTGGAATTATCGCTTTGACGCTTAAAGTTAGTAGTGGCATAAGTAGTATTAGCATTAACAGTATTACCATTAGTATTAGCATTAACAGTATTAGCATTAGCACCACCCATCAAATAAAAATCTTTTTCCATAAATGCTCTATTTAAATCATTTACTTTATGTATATTCTTGGTTAAGTCATAATCAACCGCCAACAATGGTGCTAATTCATATAATTGTTTAGATAATTGTATCATAGCACTGTCAAACTCGCTATAATTCATAGTGCTGTCGTTATATTTTTCCACATTTTTAAATAATAATACTTCTTCGTTTTTATCATAACTTTCATAATTATTTTCCATTAATGACCTATTAGCATACATAGTTTCACTTGTTATTTCGGGAATAGTTAAATAATAATTATAAACATAGAGAGGCCAGCCTATATTTTCTTGAAATTCTAATCCTTTTTGACCGCATGTCCGCGTTGCGCGCCCTATTGTTTGTTTAAGGTCTGCTATTGTTATAGATGGCTCAAAAATATGAACATATTTTACATCAAAAAGGTCAATGCCTTCTTTAAATCCGCTATCTAAAATAATTAGGCGAACGTTTTTTCCGTGTATATTAGCGGGACGCTCATTAAACAATTTTAATACTTCTTTCTTGATCTTTTCATTGAAAGTAGTGCCATACACACTATTAGAGCTCAATAATGCGAAATTTTTATAATTCGAGTTTTCGACATCTAAATATAGTTTTGCATTTATTTGATTAGACACCTTTTTTGATTTAAGTATATTATTATAACCATTTGCCTGAAAAGCTGATGCAATTATTTTAGCCCCATAGCCTCCTTCTTTTACGTCGGAAAATATGAAATGCTTGAATTTACGCCCATGATATTTTACATCTTGACTGTCTAGCTCTCTAATATTATTTAATAATTGAACCATTTTTGGAGACGCTTCAACTAACTCATTGTTTAATTTCTTGGGATCATAAGCCGCTTTGTCAAACTTATGATAATTCAAAATTTTACTAAAATTGGCTGTTTTACGCATACAAGTAAAAATTTTTGAACGCTTTTTTCTAGTGTTTTTTGGTTTATTATCATTCTTTTTATCATTCTTTTTATCATTCTTTTTATCATTCTTTTTATCATTCTTTACTGATTTTTCTTTATTGGCCTTTTTTGCAGTGCATGTAGCATTATTTTTATAGCACTCTAATATTTGAATAAATTCATCCCGATCTATAACACCTCCTTTATCGGGATGATTTTTCTTTAACCAATCTCTTACTAATGATTTGTCATTTAAACCATATTTACACATAATTTTTTCACATGACATAATATTATTTTATTATATTATAACAATATTTTAAAATAATATAAAAATAAGATTTAAGATTGCTAAAAAAGCTTTATTTTATAATACTATAAAATTATAATTTATAATTTATAATCCCAAAAATGTGCGCCCTATTTTGCTTGTAACAAACATGCCACACCCAGACCCTATTTGCAGATAAAATATATTTGTATTCTTAGTGCAACAAACTAAATAACCAGACAATATTATAAAAGCAAAGAAAAAGAACCAAAAAAGACGCGTATAAAAATCCATATATATTATTGCATATAATATATAATATATAATATATAATATATAATATAAAAAGGATTTAAACACTTAAACACAATTTTAATATACGTCAAATTAATTCAGCAATAGCACCAAACACAAATTTATATTCTTCTTTAATCTTTGTATAATGGTCCAAACCAGCTATTATGCGCCAAACTAGCTTATATTTGTGTTCTAACAATTGCGCACACTTTTTTTGATATGCTAAATTATAGATTATGTCTTTTGATCCACTATAAAAAAATAATGGTGTTGCTCTATTTTTTCTCAATTTAATATATTTATACATATATAGCGATTTAATGCAAAATAGTCCTCCTAGTGGACTAGGTAATTTATTTAATATATTAAATAATAATGTTCCACCTTGAGAGACGCCTATTATAAATATGCTTTTATAAGTCTTTAAAATTGTGGCCTCATTATTGATAATAGCAACCATTCTACGCGTTTGCTCATTAAAATCACTGAGACTTATTTTGTCGACCTTATTTAAATTGTTATAACAACTATAATAATTATACCATGATGCAATGTTATATTGCTTATTATGTGGATAATCAATAGTCATTAATGGCGATTGTGGTAATATAAATTTGCAATGCTTAATTATATTATTAAAATTAGCACTGCAATAGTCTATATAATCATTAAAATAAGACGCATCTGAATACATGGGATGCAACATTAATACACTATATTTATGTGGTCCTTTATGACTAATTATTTTACAATTATCATACATACTATAAAAATATATTATATTTATGCGTTAATGCTAATTATTATACATAATTACGCAACCAATCTTCGGCTAAGAATTTGGCATCATCACTATAATAAAATTTAATTAGGTTACGTAATCTCTCTGTTGGTTCGCTATTTAAACGTTCATCTGATAAATCTTGATCTCGTGTAGTAATTTTTTCCCAACTGTCTCTAAACTTCTGTAAATTCTTTATTAACTCTTCCCGTGTCATAGAACTTATTGGTTTGGTTAGTGGTTCATACATTCCTCGATAATTAGTAATTGGTTTACTAATTCTGGCGTTTATGAGTTGTGTTGCTTTTTTTTGTTGACCTTTATCTAATAAATTATAAATTAATTCTAAATCAGCGCTTTCAATTGTTGAGTGGCGCAAACTAAATAACTTTTGAGCCATAGCTTCTTTTGAACCATTAAATGATGCATTATATTTTTTAAGTAGTTGTCTTAATTTATCTACTGAAATGTCATTTTTTTTGCTTTTTTTAATTGTATATTTTTTTGTTTTATTGCTTGCTTTGCTTGTTTTGCTTGCTTTGCTTGTTTTTTTTGTTTTCTGTAATTTATTTTCATTTACTTTAGACCACCGCTTACTATTTTTTGTTTGTATTATTATCCAATTATTACCATCATTACCGCGTTTTATCGTTCCAACAGGAAATGTAGTCGCGCTTTCAGATGGTCCTTGTCTTGTCATTCTTATTCTTATATTCTTATATAAGAATAAGTATAAAAAAAATAATTAAACAAAACACTTTATATTTACTTCGTTTTTATATTTACTTCATATTTACTTCATCTATAATGTAAATATAAAATCATACATTTTTCTTGTTAGTTCATCATAATAGCTATTGTCAATAAATTGGCTTGTATTTGTTTCTTCATTTCCATTAATGACCAATACTAACCCTTCTTCAATAGCTGTAGGATTGTTTAACCATACATCATGATAATGATGACAATCTTTTAAATATTCAATTGGTATAGTTTCTCCCATACGACCCCGTTGTTGCACACGTAAATCGCAAATCTCTGGACTTGTTCTAATATAAACTATTTTTAAATCTTGAAAAATAGTTTGAAACTCTTTAAACATGTTCAAATAAATTATATATTCAATGAGGGTCATTTTTTTAGCCTCATATAGACTTTTTGCAAATACAAATTTGTCTGTATAAACGGAGCGCTCACTAATAATAACATCGTAATTTTCTTTTAGCGCTTCCTTCAGTAAAGATAGTCGACTAGTGTAGGCCATTACTTGAAACGCAAAACTATAGCGCTCATTATTTTCATAAAAATGAGTAATAATACTTTTTCCATTAGCATCTCCAATTGCTTCCCAGCTTGAAACCGGCTCTTTTAGAAAACAGATTTTGCAATTATTGCCTTTTAAAGCGCAAAAATTAGCAAAGTTTTTTTCTAAATAACGCATAATGCTCGATTTTCCGGATCCAATATTACCATCAATCGATACAATAAGTGGTGGCATTATTTGGCAAATATAATTAAAACTTATAATATGTTTGCAAATCAATTTTAATGTTCTTAATTTCTTAATTTCTTTAGTTCTTTTTTATTAATTTCTTAATTTCTTAAGTTCTTAATTTCTTACTTTCTTTTTTCGTGTTCTTTTTAGATTGGATCCACCACTACGTGGTTGACTTCCATTTCTTCTTTGCAGCATATTATTGTGGTAAAGAGCAAGCCCTGGATTAGGAGTAGCTCTACTTGTCGACCTACTCCATTGACTATTACTATGTGGATCTAAAACTTCACTTTTAGGTTTGGCAGGTCTAGCACGCCCAGGAGGTCCAGTAATTACCTTCTTGCCCAGCGCCTCCTTCCTAGCCGCCTCCTTCTCCTCCGCCGCCTTCTCCGCCGCCGCCCTCTCCGCCGCCGCCCTCTCCGCCGCCGCCACCCTCGCCGCCGCCCTCTCCGCCGCCGCCGCCGCCGACGCCGACGCCGCCGACGCGCTATTAATAATTCTATTTCGACGAGACGGATTACCCCGGAGTCCAAGTCCAGAAGAGGCTCTCGGAACAGCAGCATCTGCTGTGCGTTTTTTTTTAACCTGGTCTCTCGCGCCTTTGCCTCGCGTGATTGCCTGTATCTTAGTGGCTGCATTTAGTCGTTCAACATGGTTATCATATGCCAATTCCTCCCTTTCCTTCCTCACATCCTGGCCTCGACGTGCTGCCTGTAATTTCGTGGCGGCAGCATCTCGAACAGCTTGATCAGCAGCAGCAGCTTGAGCACGTGCGTCTGCTTCTGCTCGTGCTGCTTGTTCTCGTGCTGCTAGTGCTTCTTCTGCTGCTTGTGCTCGTGCTTCTGCTGCTTGTGCTCGTGCTTGTGCTCGTGCTTCTGCTGCTTGTGCTCGTGCTTCTGCTGCTTGTGCTTCTTGTGTTCCTTCTGCTCGTGCTGCTAGTTCTCTTAATCGTGCTGCTTCTGCTGCTGCTGCTGCTTCTGCTCGTGCTGCTTCTGCTGCTGCTAGTGCTTCTGCTTGTGCTGCTAGTGCTGCTGCTGCTGCTGCTGCTGCTGCTTCTGCTAGTTGTGCTGCTTGTGCATGTCGTACTGATTCTGCTCGTGCTTCTGCTGCTGCTGCTTCTGCTAGTTGTGCTGCTTGTGCATGTCGTACTGATACTGCTCGTGCTTCTTCTACTGCTTGTTCTGCTTCTAGTAGTCTTGCATCTGCTAATTGTCTTGCTACTTCTGTTGCTGCTTCTGCTACTGCTCGTGCTGCTGCTTCTCCTGCTGCTCGTGCTTCTGCTACTGCTCGTGCTGCTGCTTCTGCTGCTGTTCGTGCTTCTTCTGCTGCTGCTTCTGCTATTCGTGCTGCTTCTGCTATTCGTGCTGCTTCTGCATCTTCTGCTGCTACTCGTGCTGCTTCTGCTGCTGCTGCTGCTTCTGCTCGTGCTGCTTCTGCTGCTGCTAGTGCTTCTGCTTGTGCTGCTAGTGCTGCCGCTGCTGCTGCTGCTGCTGCTTCTGCTGCTTGTGCTCGTGCATCTGCTGCTGTTGCTTCTGCTCGTGCTGTTTCTGCATCTAGTAGTGCTTGTCTTCGTGTTTCTTCTGCTTGTCTTCGTGCTTCTTCTGCTCTTAGTGCTTCCTCTGTTGCTGTTTGTGCTGCTGTTTGTGCTGCTGCTATTGCTTGTTCACCTTCTGCGCGTTCTACTACTGCTGCTGCTTCTGCTGCTGCTCGTGCTGCTGCTACTGCTGCTGCTACTGCCTCTACTTGTGCTTGTGCTGCTGCTAGTGCTTGTGCTTCTGCTTCTGCTAGTGCTTGTGCTTGTGCTGCTGCTAGTGCTTGTGCTTGTGCTGCTGCTAGTGCTTGTGCTTCTGCTTGTCGTTCTGCTTGTGCTTGTGCTTGCCGAGCAGCATCTCGTTCGGCAGTTAGAGTAGTTAGAGTATTAGCAGCAGCAGCATCTCGTTCGACAGTTAGAGCAGCAGCTTGTTGGGCAGCTTGTCTAGCCTCATTAAGTTGGCTCCTTAGTCTTTCAATTTCTTTTTTATCATTACCATTATCTTCAGCGGCCTTTAATTCCCGTTCAGCTAGTCTTTCCGCCTCTTCAGCTACTCTAGCCGCCTCTTCAGCTACTCTAGCAGCCTCTTCAGCTACTCTAGCCGCCTCTTCAGCTTTTTCAAGAGCTTCACTATTTGTTACAGCAGCTAATAAGGCAACTAATGCAGGAGCAACTTTTTTACCACCACCACCATCATCATCATCATCATCGCTAGAACCATCAGATTTTCTAATATTTTTTTTATTTATTGCAGCAGCTAAAGTTGCAACTGTTGCAGCCGCAACATCGTCATCGCCTGGATCATCATTATTATTATCATTTATAGATAAGTCATTATTTAATGATGCAGCCAATACTGCAACAGTTGCAGCAGCAACATTATTATATTCTTCATCTTCTTTTCCATCTTCTGTATTAGCATCACTAACAAATGGCTTAACATTATCATCTATATCCACTTTTGGCTCTTTTGGCTCTTTTGGCTCTTTTGGCTCTTTATCCTCTTCTATAACCTCTTTTAAATCTCGCTTATCATCTAATTCTGGCTCATCTTTAACAAGTGGTCTTTTTCCAGACGCAACATTTGATCCAGGTTCATCTTCTTCATCTTCAACTTGTCCAAGATAGAAATTAAGTAATTTTTTAACATCTTCGTTACTAAGTGCTTTTCCATTTGGCCGCATTTGTTTTATTAATTCCATTATTTTTTTAGTAATTGCTTCTATTTTAGCTTCACTATTAACCTTATTTAATGCGTTTATAAGATAATAAATTTCTCTTTTTAATTTTTTTTCATGTGTGCTTAGCCTAACATTAGAAGTTAGATCGTCAAGAACTTTGAATAATTTTATTTTAAAATTATCGACGTCCCATGGTTTAATATTTTTATATAGGTCTGTAAGATTGTCATATTCATCGCAATTAGCCAATCTAGACCCAGAACAAATTCGAGCAAATACATTTTTTAACATAAATTGTGCAAATGAAACCGAATTACGTTCATTATCGGATAACACATGTTTGGTATGTTGTATTAAAGCTTCTTTTCTATTATCATCATCAGAGCTTGATAAATCTCTGTTTTTTTCTAATAATTTTTTATGTATATATAACACAAATCTAATATATATTTTTAAAGTAGATTTCAAAAGTAATAAATCATCTTTATTCATGTTATATTATTATATGTGTATTTACTATATAATATATTATTATTTTAAAAATAAAAATAATAATAAAACTAATAAAACTAATAAAACTAATAAAACTAATAAAACTAAAAAATAAAATTATAAAACTAAAAAATAAAATAAAAATAATAAAAAAAATAAAATAATAAAAATAAAATAATAATATAATAATATGTCACCCAATCCAACCAGTGTTGAACAAGTAAATAATAAAGAGTGGTTGCGATTTTTAGAGTTTGTAAAGCGTAAATATGGTGAAGATAATGCAGACTTTATTAGAACAAATGACTATTTAAAGAGAGAAAATCCAAGTCAAAGCATTTCTCAATATTATAGAAGTAAAATACCATCTATAGGCAATCAAGATTTACCACTATCTGAATTATTGAAAAATCCTGTTTTTTTAACAAGTGTTCTAGGTTCCAACGACAGCGAAATAGCAGAATTTACAGATATATATAATGAAACAAATACTTTAATGAAACAATTAAATAGCACAGAAGACAATATATATATTAAATGCAATCCTGTAGACGACAATGGAAATGTAATAGACGAAACAAATAATTCAATAGGAACTAATATAAGCAGTTTAAATGCTATGTTTGGCGAACTAGGATCAGGATTTAGTCCTATGTTATTATATAGCACTATAGGAATGCAAACATTCATAAGTCTAGTAATATTTTTAGTAATTTATTATATTGGTAAATATATTTTCATAGATTATCCAAAAGACGTTATTTCAAGACGAATATAAAGTATATAATTAAAGTATATAATTAAAGTATATAAATTAAATATTAGAAGCGCTATGTGTATCACATTCAACAGGATTATAATTGTCAATACTTGTAATATTTTCAGGGCGTTGATCTATTAAAGTAACCATTTCTTCTTCTAAAGTTTTAGTATTTAAATGACTATTCAAATTCTCCATTTTTGAAGCTCTAGTTGTTTCAGATTGAGCCATAACTCCATGATCAACTTTTTGGGAGCGACTTAAGAATACTAAAGCTACTATGCCAAATAATAATGCAATAAGAGGGTTGCTATTAAGTAATAGTATTATGAAAATAATAGCAAGAGAAAGATACATATAAATATTGTTTATATGTGGAGCATAATTATAAGGCGTTGAAACGTTGCTTATTAAATATAACAATAACAATATTACAATAATAATTTCGTATGGTTTAATATTGGATAATTTCATAGTACTTGTCCTTAAAGTGTTTGTGCTCTTATTAATAAAATCCATTATAGTATAATAAAATATTATAAAAAAATATTATAAAAAAATATTAAAAAAAATATTATAAAAAAAATATTATAAAAAATATTATAAAAAATATTATAAATATTATTGAAAATACTTAAAATAATAACAACAAATTATAAATATTATAAAAAATTGTTTATAATATTTATTAAAAATACTTAAAATAATAACAACAAATTATTAATAACTAATTAATAATAACAAGATTACTATAAAATAATATGCTAATTAAAAAGATTAGCCCTAAAAATCGCGAAAATTATAATGATTTAAGTCAAGTTATAGAAAATATAAAAAAAAACAATATGCACAGTTATTTAGGTGCTAAAGGATATAGTATATATAAATCATGTTTAACTCCTAAAATAATAGAATTTATAAAAAAGGAGTTAACGGTAAAACCAACATTACAAAATTCTTATGTTGAAGCAAAATCATTTCCCATTTATCAAGAGTCGGAAAAAAAGATTTACGTGCCTCGTTATTGGGGAATAGCTATGTTTGGACACCCTAAAATGCTTAAAATTCCTTATGGAGAAAATATAAATGTAAAATTTGAAGGACTATTGAGAGATTATCAAACAAATGTGCTAAATGAATATTTGAAAGCGATTGACTTTGGAATTAGTGATGACAAAAATAAAGGTAATGGATCGGCACTAATAGAGTTATGGACTGGAGCAGGAAAGACGGTTTTAGGGCTTAAAATAATTGAAGTGTTAAAGAAAAAGACCATTATTTTTGTTCATAAAACATTCCTAAAAAATCAATGGATAGAACGAATACAACAATATTTACCAAATGCGCGCATAGGTTCTATTCAAGGTCAAAACATCGACATTGAAAATAAAGACATTGTGCTAGCTATGATACAAAGTGTTAGTATGAAGACTTATAATGACACATTATTTGACAGTTTTGGATTAAGTATATATGATGAATGTCATCACATGTCAAGTGAAGTATTTTGCAATTGTTTAAAGAAATGTAATACATTATATGGCCTAGGCTTAAGCGCAACAATGAATAGAAAAGACGGATTAACAAATGTTTTTAAAATGTATTTAGGTGACATTTGCTATAAACATTCTAAAAAAGGCAACGAAGACGACGTATTAGTAAAAGCAATAGAATTTACAATTGACGATGACGAATATAATGAAGTAGAGCGCGACTTTAGGGGGCAAGTTAAATATAGCACAATGGTAAATAAAGTTTCCACTTTAAATATGCGTAGTGATTTTATTGTATATGTGTTAGAAAGCGAATTGTTTATTAATCCAAAACAACAATTTATAGTGTTGGCGCAAACTAAGAGTTTATTAAACTATTTATATAGAGCAATTGTTTATAAAAATTTTGCATCTGTGGGCTATTATATAGGAGGCATGAAAGAAAGTGAATTAAAAAAATCGGAAAGTAAAAATATTATATTGGCAACGTTTAGCATGGCGGCTGAAGCATTAGACATTAAATCATTGACAAGCTTACTTTTAGCAAGTCCAAAATCTGACATTGTGCAAGCTGTGGGCCGTATTTTGAGAGAAAAACATAGCAATCCATTAGTAATAGATATTATAGATGGACATGATGTGTTTCAAAATCAATTTAATAAACGTAGAGCATTTTATAACCAAAAAAACTATAGAATATTTCGCACATCCAATAAAAATTATGAGCATTATGTAAAATATATGAGGTCATTAACAACTACAACTACAAGTACAACTACAACATTATTAAATATTGAAAATGAATTATTTGATGTTGATAAAGATAGTAGTACTACTACAACAAGCGCTATGGACAACCTACAAAACTTATGGAATTATTTATTGACTAAGAAAAATAAGAATGCAAATGCAAATGCAAATAAAAATGCAAAAAATGAAATTAGCGAATATAAATGTCTTATTAAGCTATAAAGCATAAAGCATAAAGCATTTAATATTAAACTTTAAACATTTAATATTAAACTTTAAACATTTAATATTAAACTTTAAACATTAAAACATATAAAATATTAACATATAAAATATTATTATTAACTTATACTATAAATATAGTATAGTGTTATGGAAGTCAAAGAAAATAGTAATAGTAATAGTGAGCCTATAATTGGGGATAATCCTAATATAATTGGAAACATTAATCATGAAGAAATAGCATGGAAAATAATTGACAAATTTTTCGCTCAAGATCCAAATATGTTGGTTAAGCATCATTTGGAATCGTATAATGATTTTTTTAATAACAAGATACACAATATATTCAAGGAAAAAAATCCAATATTAATTATGAAAGAACAAGACGAGGATACTAAAGAATATAAGTATAAAGCAGAATTATATATAGGAGGTAGCAGCGGAAAGTTAATTTACTTTGGTAAGCCAGTTATATATGATGAACATAGAGAGCATTATATGTTTCCAAACGAAGCAAGATTAAGAAACATGAGCTACGCGCTAACAATACACGTTGATGTAGAAATAGTTTATTATATTATGAATGAAGACGGAACATATGGAGAAACCAGATCATTATTAGAAAAAATTTATTTAGGAAAATTTCCAATTATGTTGAATTCGGATTTATGTGTTTTAAATAAATTAGATAAGATTGCCAAGTTTAACATGGGCGAGTGCAGAAATGACAAAGGGGGATATTTTATTATTGACGGTAAAGAGAAAGTCCTCATAAGTCAAGAAAAATTTGCCGACAATATGTTATATATTAAGTCGGATTTTAATGACTTATATAGTCATTCAGCAGAAATCAGGTCAGTTTCAGAAGACGCATCAAAACCAATTAGAACGTTAAGTATAAGAATAACGCGACCCGACACAAAACATAGCAATAATCAAATAGTAGTTAATATTCCAAATGTCCGCAAGCCTGTGCCATTATTTATACTAATGAGAGCATTAGGAATAGCAAGCGATAAAGAAATAATTAAGATGTGCTTATTAGATTTAGAAAAATATGAAAATTATATTTCGCTATTTATTCCGTCTATACATGATGCAGGAAACATTTTTAATCAGGAAGTGGCCCTAAAATATTTAGCAACACTTACAAAGGGAAAAACGCTGCCCCATATTTTGGAAATATTAATGGATTATTTATTGCCGCATATTGGCGAAACTAATTTTACTGATAAGGCCTTTTTTATTGGTCATATGGTGAAAGAAGTATTGCAAGTTTATAAAAACGATAAGAAGCCCACCGATCGCGACTCCTTTAAATACAAAAGAGTTGAATTGGCAGGAACCCTTATTTATGATTTATTTAAAGAATATTATTCATTACAACAAAAACACATATTTCAGAAAATAGACAAAGAATATTACTATAAACAAGGCATTTATCAGAAAGATTTTATTAGCTTAATTGAAAATAATTATTTAGAATATTTTAAAGAGCGTATTCTGGAAAATGGATTTAGAAAAGCATTTAAAGGAAATTGGGGATCAGAAGCGCATACAAAACGTCCGGAAGTTGTCCAAGATTTAAATCGATTATCGTATAATTCTTTTTTATCACATTTACGAAAAGTTAATTTGCCTCTCGATTCGAGCGCAAAAGTAATCGGTCCGCGTCTATTGCATTCATCTCAATGGGGAATAATAGACCCGGTTGATACGCCCGATGGTGGAAATGTAGGCCTACATAAACACATGTCATTAGGTTGTTTAATAACTAGTGGATACTCAGGCAAAGCAATTATTGAGTTATTGAGAACCGTGTTTTTTATGGAATTATTGAGCGAATGTATTATTGAATACATAGCTCACGCAACAAAAGTATTTGTAAATGGCGCGTGGGTCGGTATTGTCACAAAGCCGCTAGAAGTCATAGATTTGTTGAAAAAATATAGGCGTATTGGATTAATACCAATTTATACAAGCATTAGTTGGGCAATTAAGGAAGATAGCATTTATATTTATAGCGACTCGGGTAGATTAACTAGACCAGTATTTTATTTAAATAGCAATAGCAATAGCAATAAACCATGTTATGAAAATGAGTTTATATATAATAAATTACTATCTAATGACTTTACTTATAATGAGCTATTAATTGGATTTAATAAATTCAAAACCTATGATTCGGAAAAAAAGGAAAACACGTTTACTGCGTCTGATGTTATTCGATCTAATAATGTGTTTTTTAACTTAGGTGATTTATATGATCGACCAAACGTAATAAGCATAGAAAACGCGTTAGACAAGTTAATGGAAAAAGCCGGTATTATTGATTATTTAGATACAGCCGAAAGCGAAACCACTTTAATAGCGACATATAGTGAGCAAATCACTAAATTTACAAGTCATTGCGAACTTCATCCGTCGCTATTATTGGGTATTATGGGAAATCAAATTGTATTTCCTGAAAATAATCAGCTACCACGAGATCTTTTTTCATGCGGGCAGAGCAAGCAAGGCGTAAGTTTATACAATACAAATTATCAAAATAGAATTGACAAAATGGGCGTTGTGCTAAATAATGGTCAAATACCATTAGTAAAAAGCCGTTATTTAAAATACATTTACAATGAAGAGCACACTTATGGAATAAACGCGATTGTAGCAATTGGAAGTTATGGAGGGTATAATGTTGAAGATTCGATATTATTTAATGAAGGGTCAATTAATCGCGGTATGTTTAATACAACATATTTTAATATGTATGAAGCACGCGAAGAAAGCACTAAAGTTGCCGGATCAAATATAGACTCTCGTTTTGTCAATATTGAAACTAAAAATGTTATAAATAAAAGACCGGGTTATGATTATTCACAGTTAGATGACAACGGATTAATACGAGAAAATACTCCTTTAGATGACAAAATAATTGTTATTGGCAAGGTTACAACAAATATAAGTAATCCTGATACATTTAGCGATGCATCAATAAGTCCTAAAAAAGGCCAATTGGGTTATGTAGATAAAGCGTTTATAACTGAAGGCGAAGAAGGATTTAGAATAGCAAAAATTAGAATTAGGGAAGAGCGATTACCTGCTCAAGGAGACAAATTTTGTAGCCGTTGTGGGCAAAAGGGGACTGTTGGGCTAATTATTCCCGAAGAAAACATGCCTTTTAATGCCGAAGGAATAAGACCCGATATAATAATTAATCCGCACGCCCTTCCTAGTCGCATGACTATAGGCCAACTTGTAGAAACATTAATGGGAAAAGCATGTGCGTATTATGGTGGGTTTGGCGACTGTACTGCGTTTGTTAATAAAGGATCAAAGCATGAAATATACGGCTCTTTATTGAGAAATATAGGTTATAGCTCAACGGGCAACGAATTAATGTATAGCGGCGAAACGGGTGAGCAATTAACAATGGAATTTTTTACTGGACCTTGCTATTATATGCGCCTTAAACACATGGTAAAAGACAAAATAAATTATCGCGCTCAAGGACCAAGAACAATGGTAACACGCCAAACAGTTCAAGGGCGCGCAAATGATGGTGGTTTGCGTATTGGTGAAATGGAGCGTGATGGTATTATTGCTCACGGGGCAACTGCGTTTTTAAAGGAGTCTATGTTGGATCGCGGAGATGATTATTATGTGGCAATATGTAATACTAGCGGGACAATTGCTATATATAACGAGACCAAGAATATATTTATTAGCCCCTTTTCAGATGGACCTCTCAAATTTTCTGAAAATTTCGAAAATACTATGAATTTGGAAGTCATTTCCAAATATGGCAAGTCGTTCAGTATTGTTCGTGTTCCTTATAGTTTTAAACTATTAATACAAGAGTTGCAGGTAATGAATATTCAAATGCGCATTATTACGGAAGACAATATAGATCAATTAACATCCATGAATTATGCTAAAACAATCCAAAATTTAACGTTGGCAAAATTATCATTAAAAGAAGAGCAAGACTATAATAAAAAATATGATGGCAAAAAGACGCAAGCTAAACCTAAAACCACAAGACAAATAATTGCGCAAGAAGCTGCACCTGGAATGATTGATTTGGACAAAAATGGACCTATTATAAGCGATAGCAAAGGGGAAGGAGAAGGTGAAGGCGAAGGCGAAGATGATAATGATGGATTAAGTCAAGTAACTATAGATTCCATAAAACGCGCCGAAGACGAATTTAGCAGATACCAAGATTTAGATGACTACGACGGCGAAGACGAAGAAAGAGAGCCTATTAAAATAGGCGATGTAGTAAATAATGATGAGTTAGGAATAGAGAATTTGAATAATGAGAAGCAAGATCAAACACAATCTAATGTAGCCCCAGCTATAGAAAAAGAACCCGTATTAGAAAATATAACAACCACATCACCTGCACAAGATGAAAAAGCAAATGTTGAAAAAAGTGGAAATATGAAAACTATAGTTATTAATAATCAATAATCAATAATAACATTTAACATGTAACATATAGTATTAAATATTTAATATTTATTTAACTTTTTATAAATTATAAGTTAAATAAATAAATAACTATGTGGCCTATAATAAGAGAGGTTGCGTTGAATAAGTTATAATTATTAAGCCCAATATGATAAACAATAATATTAACGGTAATAATACTAAAAACCACGAAATCTCTCTATATCCTGCCTTACATAGCGAATTCAATATAAAAGTCCAAAATAATATATATATAGCTTTAAACACAAACACCATAAATGTATTTGGTAATTCACATTCATAATACCCTAAGCAATATTTTGTTGTATTGCCAAAATTTTGAATTGCTATTACTGTAAAAATCAATACAGATATAAATAAATAAATAAAAGCTGGAGTACATAAAGTTTTAAAATCTTTTGCAAATTTATTTAAATATGCCATACTATAATTTATAGCAACAAAAAAATATATTAAATATATATTTATTATTTAAAATTTATTATTTAATATTTTATAATATAACATTTATTATAAAGTCAAATATTATTATACTGTCAAATTATTTCCTAAATAAGGTTGATCTGTTGGATCTTGGCTTGCAACTTCAGGATATCCATATACACTATTATATGTACTTGAACCAAAATCTTGAATTTTCTGCAAAACATCAGTTAGTGCGACACTGCCTCCAGACATGCTATTTTGTTTATTAGAACATCCGATTTGTTCTCTATTTACTATATATTTACTCTTTGATAACAATCTCTCTTTTTCAAATTTATTACGCAATTCTTTTATTGTCTTAATGTCTAAGTTTTTAAATCTAGCCTCTATTTTTCTATTTATTTTAAAATTAGACGCTCTCTTAGTTATATTATGACTACGTTTCTTTTTATCTTGTTTAATATATTTCTTACGTCTTTTTTTTGTGTATTTATTCATAATTTATAATATGCTATATAAACTATAAATAAAATAAAATAAAATAAAATAAAATATATAAAATATATAAAATAGAAAAAGAGAGAAAAAGAGAAAGAAAAACAGAGAAAAAAAGAGAAAAAGAGAACAAGAAAAGAAAAATAAGAAAAAGCAATTAAGTGATGCTAAGCCAATCTATTTATTCAATATCAACATGAGTAATCATATGCCGCCTGCAACAACTTTTTTTTAATTGTAAAAGATCTAAAACCTCACCTTCCGGGGTTTTATCCATAAACTCTTTTGTTAAATATAATACTTTATTAACTTCCATAGATTTATCAATTTTTCGCTTTTGAACTTCTCTCTGGTAGTAACGATATTTATCTGCTAAAACTTTTCCACATGTAAAACATTTTACGGGAATAATCATATGTTATATTATATGTTTTATATAAAGATTTTATATTTATATAAAATTTCAATTTTAATAATTATTTTTAATAATTTTTAATAATTTTAATAAATTTTAATTAATTTTAAATTATAATTAATATATACTATTTAAAGCTACAATAGCATCAGTATTACTATCACTATTAACATTAGCATTATTTGCATTATGTTTATAACCTTCAAAAAACAGCCGCGCGGGTTAATTTTATATTAGCATTAGTAGTTGGACTTAAATTTATATTAAAATAACTTAAAAACATCATAGCAAGTATTAGGGCTATTAACACATAAATTATAGTATATAAATATTTTCCAAAATTTAAATACATATATTATATTATATATTATATTAAAAAAATTGAATAGTTTTATATATTATATTAAATTAAATATTATATAAAAGTAAATTATGGAACATCAAGATTGGAAAGCTGTTACCTTAACTGCTAAGAAAAGTGTTAAATTTGAGAACACTGTTATTCCTATTCCTATTCCTAAGACAAAGCAATTGGTGATGCATGAGCCTCTTGGTAAGCTAATTGCTCAATCACGATTAACACTAAACAGCGATCAAAAACGATTTGCTGCATTATTAGGAGTTTCTACACAAATGCTGTCTCGCTGGGAATGCAATAAAGAGCTACCTAATAATGCGCAAATTGCATTAATTGAGAAAATTACTAAAGTTAAACTGCCTAGATGTAAAAAGGTGGTTGTAAGCGAAGAATAAATAATTTATGCCTTTTTATCTAGATTTTTTTTGTAAAAGTTTTTTCCTTCTTTACCCTTCTTTACCCTTCTTTACTCTTCTTTACTCTTCTTTATTGTCCATTGCAACTAATTTATTAACACTCCATAGTAGTGATGTAGGTCTTATAGATCTTTCTGCAAATGTACATGTTATAGCTTTTACATCAAAAGTATGAGGTTTATTGTCAAATTGCCACATCCACTCGCCGCGTAAACTATATAATACCATTGCTATTATGTTTGGATTTATAAAAATACCAAACACCAATCCACACATATTATATATATTAAGGTTTACTGGTCTACCAAAATGCGTTTCGTCTATTTTACTAACCATATAATAATGATAAGTAAAGTCGGCTTGCTTTATTTTGTTAAATCCAATGCTAGTAATTTTATCAGAAAGTGTTTCGCCTAATTCATCGTAAAAATACCAACCTCCATAAGCGCGCTCAAGAAGATACGCATTTAATGTGTCTTTACATACTTTCTTATTCATATGTAAAGTTGTATTAAATAATAATTTATAAGGCGATCCATCTTTATAATAACGTTTTACATAATTCATTACTTTTCTTAATACTTTTTCTGCTTTTTCTTCTCCGCTTTTGGAACATGGATAACTTTGAGTAAGATGTTCTAAAGACCCCCAAAAAGTCACAATATCATATTTTCCAACAAATTGCTCCTGAAAATCCCGATAGCTTCCCAAATATACGTCAAAATTTTGTTTTTGTAAAGCACTAGCTTGCTCGCTCGATATAGACATTGCCGAAGTTTTAATACCTAATTCATGACAATATTTAATAAAGTCACCATTTCCACAGCCCATATCTAAAATGGTAATATTTTTATATTCGCTTGGATTAATATTTAAATAATGGAAAAACTTTTCATATTTTTTTTGATTTGCAAGTTCTGGACCAAGTTCTTTTGCTTGGGTTTCATTCATTAGAGAATTATTGTCCGATAAGTCATTTAAATACATACCTTCTGTTAAATTAGTGTTATTTTTAAGATAATTAATATAATATGTAGTTGTAATGTCATAAAATAGCTTTGTTCTAGATGCACCGTCAAAAACGTCTATATTAAATTTTACATACACTATTTCATTTATTATTAGAAAATTAATTGGACCAATTAAAAATAGATTATTATTAAAATAATATGCTAAATAAATAAATAGTAACCACATGTTTAATGTAAGTAATGTGTTTTTATTTGTTAATACACATAATGATTTAAGAAACGTACATAATGAAACATGTAATATAACAATAACATACAATAAAATTATACAGTACATAACTATAATTTTATTATATAAATATTTTTTAAATATTAATCATAATATAATATAACATGACCTATAACATGACCTATAATAACATAATATAATACTATATTAGTGCTTTTATATATTTTCTATAATAATATTATATTATTATAGAAAAATAATATTGTGTATATATAATTAGTAAATATAATACATGTCTTTCTCTTTAGCAAAAAAAAATATAAAACATAAACGGAAAACAATGAAGAGGAAGCAAAAAGGAGGAGGAGGAGAAGGAGAAGCAAAAAGTGGTCGATTTACATTCACTAATCCCTTTAAGTCATTTGGATCTAAAAAGGAGCCAATTTTTAATGATCTTAACCAAGTAGATAAAGTAGATAAAGTAGAAAAAGCTAAATTAGAAAAAGCTAAATCAGATGGAACTAAACCTGATGGTGTCCAACTTATCGATCCACCTATAGAAAAAAGAGAAGGTAAGAAGAAGGAAAAATCATTATCTACATTCAACAGGCTAGATGATGGAGCTGAAAGTGTAGGAAAAAATGTCGCACGCAATACCGCAAACGCTAGAGCTAATAAAGATCAAACTACAGCATCTTCCGAAACTGCACTAGTAGCGACATTAGCAGCAGCAATTCATCAATTACCATGTGATACAACATACGAAAGTATTAGAAATCAGTTAGCAAAAAAGAATATTAAATCTATATCAAAAAAGGAAAAGAAAAGATTAACAAGTCTTGGTACTGTTACTTTTGATGCTAATTCATCAGTAGTAGAAAAAGGCGCGACAATGATAAAATTGATTAAAAATATATCATTTGCTATGGAGACCATAAAATCGGTACTACCACCCGGAACAACCGGCATTATTGGTATTGCTGAAAACGTGGGAGTTGCTGCGAGTAAATATAATCAGCATTTAGAACTTCTTTATTTATCTGCTCAATGTTTAATTTATATATCAAATATTTCACGTGATTTGGCAGAAATACACTCATTTTATAACAATGCACATGTTATAGATAAAAATATAACTATTGATCAATCATTATATGAAATTTTAGTAAAAAGTTTATTTACATTTACGTATTTTTTGATAGACAATATTGATTTTACAAGTAAAATTTCTGGCATTGACCAATATAAATTTTGGTATGCATTTTTATCAAGAATAGATTTTAGTAACACTGAAGCTACTAGAAAAGGTTGTATATACAAATATTCTTGTCAAGAATGTATACCAAAAGAGTTAAGAGCAAAATTGCGAGAATTGAGTATTAGTGGTAAACCATATAAAAGGATCATTGATTTTGATGATGTGTTTGATACAACAGTACCTAAAAAAAAATCCGGTTTTATGTCTTTTGCAAGCGGTACAGCAAACATAGCTGCAAAGCTAGGAACATCCATTACAAACGCATCCGCATCCATGATAAGCAAATCCACAGATAAATCTGTTATAGATAGTAATATTAAACTTCCAGATAAAGGATTATTTGGATTTTGTAGCGAAGATATTGTAACACAATGCAAAAATTATAATGATATTATAATGAGACTTATTGAATTTAATATATATAAATTATTTAAGACAACTTATAAAAATCAAAACTTCTTACCTATTAAATTTGAGGATAAAGGTAGTGGTATAAATTCTGATGATTTTTATAAGTATATTTTTGAAAATATTAAATTACGTATATATGAAAACACAGATAGTTATAAACACACTAAAAAGAACGATGAAACCGAAGGAAATAACGATGAAACCGAAGGAAAGAAGCATAAAACCTATAAAACCGAAGATTATGATAGACCAAAATACGATGACGATGACAAGGTAAAAGAATTATTAAAACCATGGTTAGTGAAAACTACATATTCTTCGGAAGAAGAATTGGAAGAACTTATGTGTTTTGAATTTTTATTTGAACTAAAAAGAATAATTAATGAGTTAGATGCCGCAAATATGCTAACAACATATAAAGCCAAATTTAAGCCTAAACCTAATAGTAATACTATTTTTTCAAAAAGATTAGATAGTTTATCAAAAGGAAGCAAAATGGCTATATCAATAGGTAGTGCTTATTTTGGAAATCCGGAAACAAAATACAAAACATTTTTGAGAGAATACGTTATTATGACAGGCAATTTTGCAACAATATTATCTCGTTATAGTTTAGATCATAATAAATTAACACCAAAAGATAAAGAGGTAGTTTTGAGTGAAGTTAATCAAGTTATTAATAAATTCAATAGACAATTAACAACAGCCACAAGCAGCATAGCAAACGCAGCTACAACAGCACTTGATGCAGGGAAAAATTTAGAGGAAATATTAGCAGCAAATAGAACTGGAGAACCAGAAGGAGCAGCAGGACCAGAAGGAGCAGCAGGACCAGAAGGAGCAGCAGGACCAGAAGGAGCAGCAGTATCAGGAGGCAAATTAATACATAACAGACTAAAAAAGCATACCAAAAAGTATAAGCATTATAACGACTATAACCATTATAAAAGTAAGAAAATAAGGAGATATAAGAGAAAATAAGAGAAAATAAGGAGATATAAGAGAAAATAAGAGAAAAAACAAAATTAATAATAATAATAAAAATATTATTATTAATACTTTATATTCATGTATATGTTTAATGCATATGTTTATTGTATATGTTTATTGTATATGTTTATTGTATATGTTTATTGTATATGTTCCACTTCCAATAATTTGTAACCATTACTTGTTTTAGTTATTCTATATTCTTGGTCTAAACTGTGAATTTTATTATGGCAAAAATTGCATATATTTATTAAATTGGCTTTGTGATTTTTATTAAACTCGCCATTAATTATTCCATGTTTTGCATTTTTCTGATATTGCAAATGATGGACTTCTGAACCTTCATAATTATTACACAATTCGCACATTCCTCGCAATTTATTTGCATTATAGCGGCTTTTTTTTGCTTCCAACACACTAGCATTGGATTTATTATATTTATTGCGAATAGCATATGCCCGCTCAATAAAATCTTCGGGTAAATCCAACGACTTACACACTTCTAGCCCATACATAGACTGTCCTGGTCCCTCGCGTAATTTTCGATTATAAATTAATGTTTTCTGCTCGCGATCAAACACTACACTCATATGATATACTTTCAGAGAATTAAGATTTTTCACTTCCTCATATTCTAAAATCTCATGAAAATGAGTTGCAAATAAAAAGGTGCTATTTAAGTCGTGTAATCTCTCTAAGCTTGAAACAAAAATACTTAGTGCGGACGTCGATTCGGTTCCACTACATAATTCGTCCCCTAATATAATGCTCTTTGTTGTAGCATTTTTCAATATTGTTCGTAATTCGCACATTTCAACTGCAAAAGTGGAGAGGCCTTTAAAAATATTATCGTTACCCAAAAGACGCGTAAATAAATATTCATATGGACAATATGTAAATTCCTCACATGGGACAAACATGCCTGATTGCGCCATAATAATTGCTATTCCAATAGATTTTATAAAGCTGGTTTTGCCTACCGCATTTGTTCCATACAACAATAGTCCATTGTTATTTGTTCCAATTTCCAAATCATTTGTAACATATAGCTCGTGATTGTTTAAATGTTCTATTAAACAATGCCTAATTTTTTTAAAATTAACATACGATTTTGTAGAGTTTGTATCAATAATGGGGCGACAATAGTTATATTTTAATGCATTATATGCTTTAACATGACATACATCAATCAACGCAATAAACTGAGAGATTTTGCCTAAATATGAAATTCTCTCCTTTTTCAAATTATTATTTTTATTATTACTATTTACATTATTATTTGTTTCGGCCACATTATATAACATGTTTTTAAAGTCGCCCAAAATAGTTTTATAATTGCTGTTAATTTCTTCAATTAATTGCTCTCTAGAATTTTGAACATTATGACAAATAGCATCAATATCTTGCGAATAAACAATAGTATTTGAGTTATTTGATCCATAATTTTTAAACATTATGCTAGAGAGATCGATTTCAATAATTTCGCCAAATTTATCATATTTTGAAATATAATTAATATATTCATATTTTGTTCCGGATTTTTCAATAAGCTTTTGAATAATTTCTTTTAAAATTGCACCGCGCCGCTTTGTAGTAATAAGCATAACCTCATTTTTAGAAGTTTCATGAAACTTAATATAGCCGCTTGAAAAATTAATATCACTATTTATATCATTGCTTACTAGTGGATTTGTAATATAGTCACTGTCTTTTTGTTCAACCCCGTTTTTTTGTGTTTTTGCTTTACTTTTGCTTACGCTGCTTGTTTTAGTTTTTTCATAGTCCATTAATAAATTTGAGAAAAAAAAGGCAATTGCCTCTAATTGCTGTCTGGAATCTATAGAACGCTTATATAGCTTATTTAAATTTATATTATAACTTTTATTAATGAAAAATATGGTTTCTAAATCATTATTATTCAATTTATCAATAACTACATTAAGCTTTGATAGTTCAAACACATTACTAATATAATTATTAATTTTATTACAAGCTTCGCTAATATCATAATTAATAATGTTGCCTATATAAAGTGCTAAGTCCTTATTTTCTTTAAGGTGCGCAATCTTTTCATATAATTTTGAAACACTAGAGAGATTGTTATGCAAGCTTGCAAAATCTCGCGGTTCGATCTTGCCTAATATGAGTTTTCTATCTATTTTCTCAATATCTCTCATGTTTAATAAATAGTCCCTAATTGTTTTATAAAACTCACTTTTAATTATATGATCTGTAACATCATAACTGGCATTTAAAATAGCGCTACTACAAATAGGATGTAATAAATCATAATTGAATTTGCGTTTTCCCGCGTTTGTAATACAATTATTTAAGAAATTTGCTACACAACCTAGCTTACCATTGTGACGTTGGTCGCTAATCATATTTAGTTGTTTGAGAGAGTGGTTGGCTAATATTAATTTAGAATTAATATTTTCAAAACATGGAAAATCAATGTTCTTAATTAGCGAAGGATTGTGTTTATCAATAAAATCAATTAAAAAACACAAACTCTGATTAGCAATACTATAATTTTGAAATTCAAAATTGTCCCTATATGCTCCTAGTCCGAAAATTTTATCAATAAGTGTTTCTTGATATATTTGCTTTTCACAATTTGCAGCTATTTTTTCAAAACTATCCACCTTATTACATGTTTTACCTTGTTTTTCAGGTCCCTGTTTTTCATGTAAATATATTTTATGTATTTTTTGCGCATTAATATTGGCATAATTAATTACATCATCAATATATGTGCTATTATTTTTATTAGTAATAATAATAACTTCGCTCGGATTATAAATAGAAATATATTTTTCTAATTGATCATATGTTGTTGGGCTATTTTCATAAGGTTGCGTATATTCATAATTTACTATTTTACCCGTTAAAATATCAATAATATTTAGGCCAATTGTTAGCGTTTCATTTTTAATAACTTTATTTGGTTTACTATAATGTATCCATAAGCATAATGTATTATTGCTTAAATTAGTGTTGCTATTAAAGTTTTCATTATCGCAATTATATGCGTCATTGTTATCAAAAAAGGTGCCAGGAGAGTATATACCCGCCAGGCTGCGACTTGTGTTTTTCATCTGTAAATCTTGGGCAAAAATAATTACAGTGTAACCATTATTTAACATACGCTTCACATATTTCTCAAGTTGAGGTAATCCGAAGCCCGCCATTACAACATTGTCATCATTAATTGTAGCATTCTTGTGTGCTATTACCATATCGTTAATTTGAGCAAAATCCACAATATTACTTCCTTCATAAATTCCTTCGCCTTTTTTTATAGCATAACATTCATAAAAACTTCCTACTTGCATGAGAACCAAGGTTTTGTCTCCATAAACTTCCTTATAGTTTTTAGTATGTTCTAAATATTCTTCTACTAGTGTCATAGTCTTTTATTAATAAAGTACAATCTTTATTAATACAAGTATTAGCTCTAAATAGTTTTAATTTAATTTATTTCCCTTTTTTTGGACCAACATATCCGCCTCCTCGTACTCTACTTAATACATTATTAACATAATTAACATCCTGGGATTTACCATTTAGTTGTGTATAGTCATTCTCGTTTTTTGTGAGCATTGATGAATTCCCAATAGTTGCTAATCTTAAACGTTGTATTCTTAGGTCGCTACTCATATTTTCTAAAGGCTTAGCGCGTACATTTGATGTTATTTTATTTTCTAACGAGCTATAGTCTAAGTTTTTTTTTAAATTCTCTGAATTGTGAGAAGACATATTAAATGCTCTTCTTCCTAAAATGAAAGTGCTAGTTCTATCTGTAACATTACTGCCATTTGAAGGCATGTTCTTACAAACTTTATTTGTCATTATTATATTTATTATTATATTTATAATTTATTTTTATTTTTATTTTTTATTTGTTTATAAATCTCTCTAAAACATTCTCATAAACTTAGGAAAAGCAGTAAATTTTTGTTTTAATAAACCCGATACGTTTGAAAACGTATAATTATTTATGGGATCTCTTTTCTTTATTTCTAGTCTAGGCTCAAATACATGCATTAGTATAGGCACCATTTGAGGCTGTAATATAGGCTCAATATGAAGCTCAATATGAGGCTGTAATACTGGCTCGACACTTGCCTCAACTTGTGCCTCTAATAATGGCTCAACTACCGGCTCACTAATTGGCTCTAATACTGGCTCAACTCTTGCCTCAACTACCGGTTGTAAAACTGGCTCAACTACTGGCTGTAAAACTGGCTCAACACTTGCCTCACTAACCGGCTCAACTACTGCCTCAATAACCGGCTCAACACTTGCCTCAATAACTGGCTCAACTTGTGCCTCTAATACTGGCTCAACTACTGCCTCAATAATTGGCTCTAATACTGGCTGTAAAACTGGCTCTAATACTGGCTCAACACTTGCCTCAATAACTGGCTCAACTACTGGCTCAACAGTTGCCTCAACAACTGGCTCAACACTTGCCTCACTAACCGGCTCAACAACTGCCTCACTAACCGGCTCAACTACTGCCTCACTAACCGGCTCAACTACTGCCTCAATAATTGGCTCTAATACTGCCTCAATAACCGGCTCAACACTTGCCTCAATAACTGGCTCAACTTGTGCCTCTAATACTGGCTCTAATACTGGCTGTAAAACTGGCTCCAATACTGGCTCAACACTTGCCTCAATAACTGGCTCAACTACTGGCTCAACAGTTGCCTCAACAACTGGCTCAACTTGTGCCTCTAATACTGGCTCAACAGTTGCCTCAATAATTGGCTCAACAGTTGCCTCAATAACCGGCTCAACACTTGCCTCAATAACTGGCTCAACTTGTGCCTCTAATACTGGCTCAACAGTTGCCTCAATAACTGGCTCAACTAGTGGCTCAACAGTTGCCTCTAATACTGGCTCAACAGTTGCCTCAATAACTGGCTCAACTACTGGCTCAACAGTTGCCTCACTAACCGGCTCAACAACTGGCTCAACAACTGGCTCAACTTGTGCCTCTAATACTGGCTCAACAGTTGCCTCTAATACTGGCTCAACAGTTGCCTCAATAACTGGCTCAACTACTGGCTCAACAGTTGCCTCACTAACCGGCTCAACAACTGGCTCAACAACTGGCTCAACTTGTGCCTCTAATACTGGCTCAACAGTTGCCTCAATAATTGGCTCAACAGTTGCCTCAATAACCGGCTCAACACTTGCCTCAATAACTGGCTCAACTTGTGCCTCTAATACTGGCTCAACAGTTGCCTCACTAACCGGCTCAACAACTGGCTCAACAACTGGCTCAACTTGTGCCTCTAATACTGGCTCAACAGTTGCCTCAATAACTGGCTCAACTACTGCCTCAATAATTGGCTCAACACTTGCCTCAATAATTGGCTCAACACTTGCCTCAATAACTGGCTCAACTACTGGCTGTAAAACTGGCTCAACTGGTGCCTCACTAACCGGCTCAACACTTGCCTCGTCTTGTATAGTAGGCGCAATTTCATTATTTGTTTCCGTCTCCATTTATAATAATTATAAATATAATAAATATTATAAACTTTATTAATTAACTAATACACAAAATATTTTATATATAACCAATTTATTTTCTAACTCTATTTATAGCATGTTGTGCTTGTGAATTATTAGAGCCGCCATAAGTCCAATCATTAAAATTTTTATTTAATGCTTGTAACTTCTTAAATCTTATGTAATCCGATCCCGCATGTACAAATTTTGTATTGCCCGAATACATAGCTATTCCATTTTGGCCACTTGTTCCATCGCCTCTAACTTGTAGTCTTGATAAATTGTTTCCGCCTATTTGATTAGCCTCTCTTCCGTAAATAATGTTTGTCGGAACGTTAGCATTAGTAATAACGTCTCCGGCATTATATGCAGTTCTAAAAGGACCTAATACATTTTTCTTATAAAGTAACGGAGAACTAGCAAGACCACTATTATACATATTACCAAAAGCACGTGACAAATATTTGCGACTTAATGCTCTATCATTACCACCATCGATTGACCCATGTAACATTGGCTGTCCAATATTTGCTTTTCCACCTAGCGAGTTTTTATCAAATATCATAATATATTATTACACTATATATTATAATTATTAAATAAAAATTAAATTAAATAAAATAAAAATAAACAAAAAAAACAAAAAAAACAAAAAAAGCAAAAATATTACTAAATAAATTTATTAAAATAAAAACAAAAAATAAAAAAAACAAAAATATTTCTAAATAATTTCTTTAAGTCATTTTTTATAAAACATTATTGCAACAAATTTACTCACACATAATTCGCGGAGCAATATTCATAGTAATTAATTCCTGAAACATAAGTTTGCAAGCATATGGCAACTCAACATATTTAAAATCATTTCTATTTCCGCACGTATTACAATAATGAATATGCTCTTTATTATTAAATGAAGCAATTAGTCCACATTTATTACATACAAATACGCTAAATGCGTCTGATGCGTCGTAAATTCGTCCTTTTGTAAATCGGGATGCCCCATGCGATATCATACAGTCCCGCTCCATTTCACCAAACCGAAGACCACCATCACGAGACCGACCTTCGGCAGGCTGACGAGTTAAATTAACCATAGGACCAATAGATCTACTATGTTGCTTATCATTTACCATATGCTTAAGTCGTTGATAGAAAGCAGGTCCAATAAATATGTTCATTGTTAATTGTTCACCGGTAAGAGCATTATACATTAATTCATTACCTTTCGATTCGTATCCTAAATCATTGAGTTTTTCAATAATATTGGAAATATCAAACTCGCCAAAACTAGTTCCATCACCAAATAGCCCCATTTCAAGTAATACTTTGCCCAGCAGCGTTTCTTTTAATTGAGCAATTGTCATACGGCTAGGAATAGCATGTGGATTAATAATAATATCCGGTTTTAATCCATTTGCCGTAAAAGGCATATCTTCTTCAGGAATAATATTACCAATAGTACCTTTTTGTCCGTGACGGCTTGAAAATTTATCTCCAATTACCGGCTTTCTAAAGTTACGAATACGGACTTTACAAAAATTATAACCATCGCCATTTGTTTCAATATAATTTTTATCTACGTAACTTTCCTCTTGCGTTCTATGCGAAATAGACGCATCGCTAAATTTGACATTTTTTGTAAAATCATTCTTATTTTCTTTAATAGGAATTACTTTTCCAATAATAATGTCGCGATCTTCGATTAAAGTGTTTTCTTTCATAATTCCCTGAGACGTTAACTTATCATAATTTCCAAATTTGATGTTTTTGGTTTTTGTTTTATCTGGTTTACATCTGATTTCTTCTGTACCAAATAATTTTTTATCTTCATCTTTCTCAGTGTGATAAATTGTTGCTAAAAACAGGCCTCGGTCAATAGATCCCTTATTAAATAATAAGGAGTCTTCCTGATTGTATCCGCTATGGCTAGCAATAGCAACTATTACTTGCTGACCAGATGGAATATTGTTTAATTTGATAATATTCATAACACGCGTTTCTACAAGAGGACGCATTGGATATGTTAATACATACGCCGTCTTGTCCATGCGATTGTCATAGTTAGTTACATACATACCAATAGCCTGTTTACCCATAGCAGATTGATATGTATTACGAGGAGATTGATTGGAGTCGGGAAAAGGAATACACGACGCTAAAACACCGAAAATAGTACTTGGATGGATTTCACAATGACTATAATGATAAATATTATTAGAATTATTATTATCTAAATTGTATGGTTTCATGGCAATCATTGCATTATTTTGCTCACACGCGTCTACATATTCAATAATCGAATCTTCTAATTTTATTCCTACAACTAAATCATCCCAATTTAGTTCATCATCTTTTATCTTTTGAATGATTGACTTGTCATATAACACCTTATTATTTTTGATTTTTAATAAAGGACGTGTAATACGCCCCGCATCATTGCATACTCTAATTTCTTTAAGTTTGCTATTAAATATAATTGAGGTATAAATATTGATAATACCTTTGCTTTTTTTATCCTTTAAAATAGAATAGACTTTTTCAGGATCATTTGTAAATCCGACCCATGAACCGTTAATAAACACTTTAGCGTATTCATCTAACTCTTTATATGACCCTTCATAGTCGTCAATACACTGAATAATAGGTAATATATAATCATAAAGTCCCGAGCTGTTAGAATTAATTGTTATATGTGCCAAATAAGCAAGGTTTTTGACAACACCAATCGATTGGCCTTCTGGAGTTTCAGCAGGACATAAGAAACCCCATGTCGAATTATGTAGTCGGCGTGGTGGGACTAATTTTCCACTTTTGTCAATAGGTGTATTTACACGTCTAAGATGACTTAGACTAGATAAATAGGTAAGCCTATTTAATACTTGAGCAACCCCCACCTTATTGCTATTAATTTGTTTAATACCGAAATCGCCAGTAGCTAAGGCACGTTTAATGCCTTGCTCAATTGTAGTGGATTTGATTATTTTATAAATATTGGTTTTTGTAATAATATTTTCATAGTCATCATTTGACTTCCAAGATCCACAATTTATTTCACGAATAATTTGTTTTTTCATGTCTTTGACGAGCTTATTAAAATAATTACGTAGTAAATTATTTAGCAAAGGACCGGTTAAATCAATGCGTTTATTCATATACGAGTCGCGATCGCTTTCTTGTAACCAGCCAAAAGATGTTTGCAGTAACATATTTGTCATGTATCCTAACATATATATTTTTTGCTTTTCGGTTTTACAGTGAGGAAATATATCATTGCTTAACACTTCCATCGCAAAATCGTATTTTTTCTTTGAGCCTGTTTCTTTATCCATATTCATAGGTGTATAAATTACGTTGTTTACAATAAACCTAATAGCCAATTCTTTTGTCATATACTTATTTGCGTCAATAATAGATGCTTTGAGAGAAAGCAGCATCTTTTTCATATTTTCATTATCAATATTTAAGAGGATTAGCTCGCAAATTTCTTTATCGCTAATAATATCAAATGCTCTGAAAACTATAAATAATGGAATAGGAATTTTAATACGCGGAATTTGTAAATAAATAGCATTTCCGTACCCATTATTTCTTGATGCAATATACATAGTAATTTGTTTAGGCGAAATGCATTTCCAATCAGGAATACACTTCATTTCGGCCTTCCAAGACCATTTATTGTTATTTTTTTCAATATTAAAACAATAAATTTGATTTTCGGCAGCACGCTCTTGGCTAATGCATGTTTTCTCTGATCCATTAATAATAAAATATCCTCCTGGATCCATATAGCACTCACCTGTTTCGTTATGATCCAAATGTTTGTATTGATTTAATACACAAAGATCAGACTTTAACATGATCGGCAGCTTTCCAATATGAACGTTTTTAATTTTCTTTTGGTAATTTAAAACATTTTTATAATTTTCGCCATTGCGAACAGTATACTTAATATTTAAATCGATTGTCATTGCTGACGAATATGAAATATTACGCAGGCGGGCTTCTTGTGGAAACATAATCTTTGTAGAACCGTTATTTTCATAAATTTGAGGGCGATATATCGAAAAATTTTCGAATGTAATCTCAATTTCTAATCTATGTAAATTATGTTCTTTAATATAATCATGATCAGACGAAATAAGCAGCGGATTAAACATTTCAATTGTTTGCTGAATTTGATTATTTACAAAATAATTATATGATTCCAATTGATGCTTAACCAATTGTTTTAGATGTTTATGCTTAAAATACGATTCGATTAATATCCATGGAATTTCCGATTTAGGGATTTCCTTGTTACAAGATACTTCTTTCTCACAAGGTACATCCTTTTCACAAGATACATCCGATTTAGGAATAGAATTCATGATTGTTATTAATTATTATAAGTTGTAAATTATTATATCAATTTTTTATAAAATTTGGTTAATTAGTATTATTTTAAATATAAATAATATTTTAAATAATACTTTTTAAATCAATATGTCAACGTCAACACAAAAAGTATTAACAATAAATCCTGCTTTATTCATGTTTAATGGTGGGAAAAAAAGTTTAAAAAAAACACCAAAAACTAAACCATATGTTGACAAAAACTATTCTATAAAAACTAACAAATTAAAAAAAGAATTATTGAAAAGAGTGAAAGATTATCAAAAAACCAAAGAAACAGAGACACATGTTGAAGAGAAGTCAAAAGAAAATAATACTAGTCCACAAGAAAATAATTTATTTGATGCTAGTGCTTTTGAGAATAATGATTTTGAGCGCGAATTTAATAAATCTCTCACTTTTTTACACGAGCTCTCCAAAAAGAAAAAAGAAAAACGTGCTAAATCATTAAAAGCATCATCCAATATTGATGTTCATATTGATATACCGAAAAATAGTAATATGTGCAATAATGTAAAAACACCAAGTCATGGCTGTTTAAAAAATGGATCATTACCTACATTTAGAGATTTAAATAAAACACAAAAGCATAATGTTAATGGGCCCGGAAAAAAATTAGTCATAGATTTAGACAATAACAAATATTTTGAAAATAAACCGCCTATTAGTGATCAAGTATTAGAAAATAATTCTAATATAAAAATCCAAGAAATTCAAGAATTAAAAGAAGTAAAAGAAGTAAAAGAAGTAAAAGAAATACAAACAAAAGCTATTAATTTTTCAGAAAATAATTTAGATAATAAACCAAAAATGCCTGCACAAATGCCCGCACAAATGCCCGCACAAATGCCCGCACAAATGCCCGCACAAATGCCTGCACAAATGCCTGCACAAATGCCTGCACAAATGCCCGCACAAATGCCAGATCAAGATGCTATTAATTTACATATTCCAAAAATAAATAGAATAACAAGAACATATAAATATACTTTAGGGAAAAAGAATGGATCCAAGCATGTAGGTTTATTAATAAAAAACAGAGATACACAAAAAAAAATAAGACAAGAAGTAACCAAATTAAAGGAACAACCAATTCAAGATGTTAAAAATTACTTACGTAATAAAAATCTTATTAAATTAGGTTCTCAAGCGCCAAATGATGTATTGCGAAAATTATACGAAGATAGTATATTGGCAGGTGAAATCATAAATAATAATGCCAACAATTTGGTTTATAATTTTACCAATTAGTTTCTATATCTTATTTCTTATATCTTATTTCTTATTTCTTATTTCTTATTTCTTATTTAATAGTTTAAATATTAAGATTATTAAAAAAATAGAAAATCCAATATAATATGTTTTAACTAGAAGTTCATCTTGAAAATTTATAGTATTTAATATGTTTTCAACCTCGCTCAATCCTTGTATTTTATCATTGTTTTCGCTTATTATATTATCAATTATATTGCTGAAACCTTGCCTTTTTGGTAAAGGAGGTATAACTGGTTTACCATTTCCCCAAAAAGAAGACCTGTCTAATTGTTTAATATCATTTACAGTTAAATACACTTCAGGGCTCCATCCTCTATAAGTTTTTTCTGTTTCTTTCGAATTAATAATATGACAGTTTAATTGAGTTTTCATACAATAAGGCTTGCTTTCTGCAGCAAATGCGGATATAACATCCACCACATTACCGCCTATTTTTCCAGCACTGGCAAAGGTTGATGGTAATAATCCATTTGCTTCCTCTTGTGGTTCGCCTCCTGCTAAAAATTCCCCTAATGTTGTAGTATTATCTATATATTTATGTACAAAATTTTCTCCAGAAATGGTTCCGGTAGTATCTATTACAGTACATGGAATATTTGTTTTTAGCACATATTTATTGCCGACAATTCCTGGACCTGTATTGTCCCAATATTTTTTACATTCATCTCGTGTTCCTTTATCTGCCTTTATTGTTATATAATCAACATAATTCCATAGTCCACCCAGTACTTTTACAGTATTTTTCATACTAAACTTGTCGTCTGTAAATTCAGTACCAACCATTTTCCCTGACGGTTTTACACAATAAGCATATGGATGTGCAATTCCAAATTTTGTAGTAACAACACATTGCTCTGCGCCCATTTAAAATAATATAATATAATATATTATATTATTATTAGTATATTATATTATTATTAGTATATAAAACACCAATTTTATTAAAATGCTATTTTTATTAACATAAAATTAAAAAGCTCTATCATGCATAGCTATATATTTCTTCTCATTTTTCATAACATTGTCCCTATGTTTGTCTTCCTCTTTTTTAGCAGCTTTCTCTATTTCATCTTTGGCTTGATTACTATCTGTAATCATATTTGCACCTTCAATAATAGTAAACCTATTATTACTAAAATTATATATTAAATATATTATTAATATTAACGTTAGTGTTATTATAATTCTATAACTATTCAAAAATAAATATTTTTTACTTTTCATTTATTTTTATAATATATTAATATTATTAGAAGTTTTATAATAATATTAATATATATTATAAAACATATGAAATTATTTTTTAATCAAATACAACCAAACATACCATGGAAGGCGGCTTCAAATAATAATGTAACAATTATTCCTAAAAATGTTAAAAATGAAGTACCAGACAATAGTAATAATATTGTTCCATGGAAAGAAGAGTGTCCAGTCAAAAAATATAAGTTTCATGCTAATCCTATTAGGCATTATAGGAAGCAATATTCAGATATAACATCTAAAGAAAACATATTTAGCAATATTTCTTTTATAGGAAGCATGGACAAGCCCGGAAATAACATAGTAACACATAATATAACACAAAATCAAACAAATAATGCTTCAATAACATATATACAAAATGATAACGATTGTAAAACATTAAATAGCGACAAAATTTATGATCCTTCTTTAAATAAAGTAATATGTTCATCATTACATCCGTCTGCATTAGTAATTAAAAGAGCCAATACAAGACTTTCAACAGACTATGCTTCATCACATAGAGAGCTTTTATATAAAAACAATAAATCATTTACTCAAAATCTGCCTCTTAATACTGTTGCTAATGGCGGGCTAGGTATGAATTGTTATAATGGCACTGCGTGCGCTATTAAGTTTAATCCATCTAATAAAAAATACCAAACACAAGGACCTATAACATCTAGTGCTCGTATAGCATCGTTAAAATATGATTGCGGAGATTGTCCAAAAACCAAATCTTACAATAATAAATGTCCACCCGGTATGCCATTAGATGAATGTAATGAATTAACTAAAATTTTGAAATCACCATTATGTTATGGATGTATAAATGACAAAGCGCATATTCGTCGCAAACGAATTAACATATTGAAATAAAAATGTTTATTCAATTAAAAATATTTATTCAATTAAAAATTCTTTATTTACAGTAAAGTTGTGTTTTTTGCACCAATTTATTGATTTTTGCATGTTAATATTTATTAACATATTTAATTTATTAAAAAACTTATTTATGAGAACCTCTTTAGCGCTTATATTATATTCTTTAAATGTTTTAATATAACTATCATCTATAATATGATCAAACTCTACTAAATCAATATCTAAAATAACCTCTTCATTATTAGTATTGCAACAATTACTTATATTAGCATTAACATTATTAACATTATTAGCATTAACATTATTAACATTATTAGCATTAACATTATTAACATTATTAGCATTACTTATATCATGATTAGCATTAGCATTACTTATATCATGATTAGCATTATTAGCATTATTAGCATCACTATTTCTTATAATATCGCAACTTTGTAAATATATTTTATTTGAAATATTCAAATATTTCAAAATTCCATTATAATTATTATAATTAAGTAAATTATATTCAATATTCAATATTTTTAATTCCCGTATTAAACCAAGAGTATTTTTGATATTTTCTAATTGTTGCTGACCGTATATAGCATTGATTTCTTGTAATTTAGTAATAAATAATTGATTAAAGTTTATATTAAATAAACTATATATAGTTTCAACTTGATTAATTAAAATATCAAAATTTTCTATAATATTTGAAATTATTCTTTTATTATTATTTTTATAATTTCTACAAATTATATATTTCTCCGAATTAGCGCTCCGGCTTGTATTGGGTTTAAATATAAACACATTTTCATATAAATTACACAATAAGTATATTACTTCAATAGTTTTTATTTTAAATATGTCAAATATTTTAATAACAAAGTGGCCGCCTTTTTTCTGCATAATTAACGCATAAAATATTTGCGACAATATTAGTTTAAAGGATATTTCTTCTTGATTATTAAAATCGGACGAAAAATCAAAACCGCCATCACCTGTTATATAGTCCATTGACTTAGCATATTTCTTATTACAATACAGCAAATTTTCTTTTAGAAAAAGGTCGCCATTTTTAGAAGCACCATATTCCAACTTAATGTTTTTGTTGGAATTTAATATATGCGATGCTTTTTTCCATGATGGAATATTAGTATTATCATTTATTAAAGTCATGCCATAATAAACGTCATTTGGATTTTTTCTTTTATAATTGAAAGCTTCAATAAAGCCACCAGGACCTTCTGCCAAATGAAAAGTTTGTATAGGATTTCTATCATTTAAAAAGTCAAATGTATTTATCATTTCTATCATTTTAAAAAAGGATCGCGATAATGGTTTGTATTTGCATAGCGACAATTTATGATTTGGAACTATTGTATGTATATATTCGTATGGATTAGTAATTTTTTTCATAATATCCCAATATTCGTAATATTCGTCTATAGATTGTTTTAATATAAGTAAATAATGGTGTAATGAGTTGCATAATAAAAGATCTTTATTGTGTATAGTCTTTTCAGGTAGTGATTTGTCATTTTTATATATAATATTGAAATCTAAATTCAAATTGTTTAAGTTAGGTAAGTTAATATATGTCATGATTATGTTTTTTCTACTAACATATACTAGATTATAATGTTTATATAATTATAAAAAAATATATAAACATTATAAATAATTATAAACATTATAAATAATTATAAGCTGCGCAGCTTTAATATTATTAAAAAACATATTAAAAATAAAAAAATAAACATATTTATGCTGGGTTAATTATTATGCGCGGTCTTACGTTGTTTACTTTGTTTCAGCTTGCTTTGTTTCAGCTTGCTTAGTTTCAGCTTGCTTAGTTTCAGCTTGCTTAGTTTCAGCTTTCTTAGATTTCTCAACTTCTTTTAATGTTTGCTTTTCCTTTTGACTTCTTAATTTTTCTTCAAGCTTAAGTTTTTTAGTTTGCTCTACCAATTTTGCTTTCTCTTCAACTGATAACTTGATTTTAACAGCAGGCTTCTTGGTTTCTACAACTTTCTCTTCTAAAACTTGATTTTCTTGCAAATATTTTTCGGCCAACTTTTTAGATTTTAAATCAATAGTTTCCTTTACACTAGTTTCCACGTTTTTATCAACTTCATCAAATTCTTTCATGGAATTATCTAGAGCCTCGCGCACCTTAATATTTTGCTTTTTACTTACTAGCTCATCCGAATTGTATTCGACATTTCTTATTTTTTTGAATATAAAGTAATTATTTAAAAATGATATTTGCTTCTCTTCGCTGCTTAATTCTAATGCACTACCCAATTTCTTCGCTAAATATGGATTTTTCTCAACTTCCATCTTCATAAAATTATACAATTGCTCAAAATTACCCATACTATCAGGTAAATTTAGCTGCTTATATTCACTTTCAGTTAATAACACAAATCCGTTATTTTCCATAATTCTCACAAAATATTTGTAATTTACTAAATATTCTCTAAATGTTTTGTTAATTGTTTCTTGAAAAATATCAATACCATAACCTAAACATGTTTCATCATCTATAAAATCATTATATTCATATTTTTTAGTGAGCTCCCATATTTTTCTTTCATTTTTAAATATACTAACAGATTCGTCATTTTTATAAGAATTTAACATATTGAAAATTTTATGCCCATCATAACATGTTCCAATAAAATAACCCTCTAATGCAGTACATTCTTTTACATTATTAATAAAACCATTTAATTTTGCTTCATTTTCAAACATATAATGAATAGCAAACTGAATAGAGCTAACGTTAAACCCGTTTTTAGCAATACCATAATTTGAATATACTCCTTTTCCTAATAATACTTCATTTTTTGTTCCCTCTCCAAAAAGAGCCTTTATAATTTGTTTCGATTTATCATCGTAAAACGCCGATCCTTCTTTAATATTTAACACACTATTTCCATGTAAAAACAGCGCCTTTGGAATAACATTCAACTTTTGCGCATAATTCAAATAGCGAGCACACACACCATCTAATCTATTTTCAATATTGTCTTTACTAACATCTATACCTAAAACAAAATAAAGATTAGCAGCTACCCATTTAGGTAAGTCGCCGCCTTTACCGACCGCATAATCTATTAGCGAATAACCGGATTTTGATACTTTATTAATCAACATATTTTTAATATATAAATTGTGAAAATCACGTAACGACTTTGTTTCGGACTTGTTAGACATTTTATTATAATAAACATCTTCGTCATTATTTATTGTTACTCCGTTTCCAGATGTTAAGATTGCTTCGCTAACTGGATTGTGTATTGATTGCCAATTTGCATTGGCCACATGATAAGCATTCCCGAAATTTTTACCTCCAGATCGCAATTCGCTAGTTTTATCAGAACGAATACGGAGAGGTTCCCATTTCCAGAAATCGGGTTTGTCAACATTATAAGCAAACTCAACAATAGTATTGTCTTCAATTTCCTCGCCTTCAAGTGTATAAATCTTGAGATTATTGGAATCGTCAAGTTTTCCCATTATATTGCATAAGCCCGCGTTTACATCATTGGGATTAGTGGGATAAAATCGCGCAGGTTTGTAGCTATTGGCATAACTATCAAGCATAGACCGCTTAATATTATTATTGATAATATCATTATAAGGGTTTATGTATCCGTGTTTTTTTTCGTCAAATCCAACATTTAAGATTAATGTATAATAGCTTTTAATTTGGTTGTATGATGTCAAATCTTGGCCGTCGCGATTTAATGTACCTATATAATTTGCTCCAAACTCATTTTTTTTAAATTTTACTAGGAAATCAATAGTATTGTATTCGGGTGGTTTCCATTTAAATGATTGTGTCCACGTATTTTTATAATTGGGTGCAAGAATACCCGTTTGAGTGCTTGAAACACCAGTGTTTGCAGGTGTAAAAATCAATCCATCCGTATTATATTCATATAATCCTTCTTTAATATTATTTAAAATTGTAGCACAACCATCAAATATATCAGTGCCGTAAAATTTCTTGACAACTATTTTCATATGTATATTTGGATTGTTTGTAACTGATTTTAGTTCAATTATTTTAATTGCACTACTTAATATATTAAGACGATGTGCAAGCTGATCTTCTTTAATGCTTTTAGTTTTATCTTCTTTATCTTCTTTATCTTGTTTATTAGTGTTAGCATCTGCCATAACTGCTACTTTATGCAATTTAATAAATGGTAGCCCTGTAACATTTTTTCCGCCTAAATAATATATGTCGAAACAAGCATACATATTTATAAATATGCCTTTTTTATTATGTAAAACATGTTCGCCATCTATAATGCTATTAAAAAGCTCTTTTTTCTCAGTATAGCATCCCGTAAATTGTAAATTTACTGTATTAGGAATAAAATATAAGCGTCCATCGGGCGAAATATACAATAATTTTCTAGTTCCGTCCGCCTTATCTGTTACAGTATAATTATTTCTAATATTGGGAATAGAACTATTACTATCGTTTATTTCTGTTTCAGGCAGTAAATTTATCATTTGCAAAGTAGAGGATGATGGACCAATGTGATCTTTAACGTTAATAGTCATATGCTCTTTATAGTCGGAGCCTTTTGCTAATTTCAAATATGCATGAGACATATTATTAAGTTCGCTAATAGTTACAGGATAATTGGTGTCTTGTAGTCCAATTAAAATATATTTAATAACTTTTCGCAAATTAATATATAAAAATTCCTTGCTAGCAACCAACTTTTGCGCGCTAACAAATTCATTATTTAATTCAATCTCTATTTCAAAATGTTCGAGCGAATTAAAGACATCGGAGTCTTTAATATTGTATTGTTCAATAAATTTACCATCATATGCTTTGGATGTTTTCACAATACTACAATGAACTAAAAATGGTAGTTGTGGGTGTGCATATTCATAGCGCTTAATATATCTAAACACCTTTTTAATAGAATTCCATTTATCTTTTAATTCCTCAATAGTACTATTTGTTAAAGCAAAGTTTTGCTCTACTTGATAACATACGCGAAAATTGTAGTCATCAAAATCCAAGGGATATAACTGATCTTTGTCATTTTTGAAATATTCTTTTTGGACAAATGAAATATTGTTTTCGTCCACTATTCCGGAAAAATTATTTAACCTACAATAGCTTTGAATATTTGGCAGTCCTGTTATTTGTGCTCTAATATTAGATAAATTACTTGAATTCATGATTTTTAACTGATAATTTTCATTAT